CATATATAATAATACTTAATTTATATAATATATAGTTACTTAACTACTAGGATACTAAGAAAATAAATTTAAAACTTTTAAAGAAAAGTATTGCTTTTTAAATTAATTGTGTTATAATAGGGTTACACTAATTTATTAAGAACTAATATTAACTCAAGGAGAAAATAATGTATATTAAAATTCCAATAAACCTTTTGCATGATAACCCTTTCAACTCTATTAATGAATGTATCTTTTATGCCTTCTGTGCTAGCCACACAAAGGATGAAGAAATGACATTTAATTATAGTACTGAGACATTGCAAGAGGTTTTTCCTGTGTCATCTGCACAACTAACAAGATATCTTACTAATCTAGTAGATCTAGGACTTGCTGAAAATAAAAGCTACCTTTTAAGTTATGAAGGTGTTAAGTTCTCAAGCAAAAGAAACTACAAAGTAGATACTAGCCTCTACTATGATAGTTTTAGTTATGATGAAAATGGAAAGCCTAAAGATTATCTTAACCTTAACCTAGGATGGGTTATGCTTTATGGAATGAGCCTGAAAACAGCTCTAGTGCTTGCTTTCTTGTGGACAGCAAAAATCTATCTAGGTATGCCTGACCAACAGTATGTAAACACACAAAACGTAATGGAGATGACAAGTATCAAGGATCGTAAAACTGTGTATAAAGCTCTTGACCAACTCATTGCTCTAGGTATTATCACTGAGAAAAAATCAGATGAAAGGTACTTTAGACTAATTGAAGTTAATAAGGATAGATGCTTGTGCAATTCTACGCATGATGTTCATGAAACAATCGCTCATGTAGACTGTAATATCCTAGAGTTTGTTAAAGGAAAATCAAAAAGATTTATTAACTCACTTAAAAGTTACTTGAAAGAAGCTTCTTCTAGATTAGGTGATGTTCTTTGGTATCCTTACAGTGTCTTGATAGGAGAATTGCCTGAAAGGTTTAAATTTAATGATTGGAGATTTATAGAGTAGATGAGTAAAGAATTTTTAGATCTTCTGAAAAGGAACTACACAGAAGATGACTTGATTCCCTTTTGTGTGAATAAGAAATTTTACATCCAAAAACACCCTGAGGAAAGGTTTAGTAGGGAGTTTGAAGAACATAAGTATAAAATTAAATTTATTCCTTCACAAGTTAAAGCCTTAAGGGATAAATTTGATCTATATATCTGCTTCACACCTGTTAAGAATAACAAACGTGAAAAGATTAATGCAAAAGATAGCTTCATCATTGCACAAGACATTGATGGAGTACCTATCCCTGAAGATCTTCCACCTAGCTACTATTGGGAAACAAGCCCAGGAAAGTATCAAGGTGTATGGATTTTAGATAATAAGGTAACACCACAGGAACAAGAAATAATCTGTAAGAAGCTAATCAAAAAGTATAATTTTGATCCTTGTGGTTCTGACATTGTGCATTTATACCGTATTCCAGGAACAAGAAACCACAAGTATGCTAGTACTTTTAATGTATCAGGGATGCAAGGAAAAGGTACTGTGTACAGGAAGCGTGAAATTATCAAGCATCTGAAGGATGTAGATATCACAGAAAGCACAATAGTTGATAATGAGCCTATAGAGTATAAAGAATATGATCTAGAAGAGTTGCTTCTTGAATATTCTGTAAAACAAGAGTTTAATAATACTTTAGGATCAGACAGGTCAGAATGGGCTTGGAACATTGAAAGCAAAATGTTTATCAATGGAGCAAGCAAGGAGGAAGTGAAATTTGTGCTTCTTAATGCTCCTGATTCAATGGCTAAATTTACAGAGAAGAATGTAGATTCTGAAGTAAATAGAGTTTATGCTAAGGTTGAAGATGAAGCTAAAGAGATTGAGGAAGAGCTTGAAAATAGAGCCTCATTGAAGCGTTTAAGTAAAGCTCCTAAGGGAATCGTAAGGCTTGAAGATACTGAGTTAAGAGGTAAGAAACCACAAAAAGGTAAAGTCAATATCAAGCGTGTTGATGAGATTGAGCCTTTTGATCCTACGGACTTTTGGTTAATTGAAGACTTGTGGGAGAATAACTCAGTTGGTGTTATTGGAGCACCTTCTAAGTCCTTCAAGTCAACTCTTACTCTTAACCTTGCCTGTGCTGTAGCTACAGGAAAATCTTTTGATGGAAGGGAAGTGAAACAAGGTGCTGTATTAATCATCCAAGGTGAGAATAACCTATCAATGGAACAGCACAAGATATATTCAATCACAGGAGAAACAGAATTGCCTATCTACTTTGTGGATGACAATATCACTATGGATCATATTTACAATCTCAAGGATAGTATACTAGAGTTGGGAGTTAAGCTCCTAATTATTGATCCTATGTATCTACTTTTCGGTTCAGGTGATATCAATAAGCATAAGGATATTGTCCTAAGACTTGAAATGTTATCAACACTGAGCAAGAAGACTAACTGTTCTATCATGTTAGTACACCACTCAAGGAAGCTTGAAAGAGGTGCTAAGATACAAACCTCAGATATGTATGGTTCTACATTTATTGAGGGATGGTATGAGTCAATGATCCTTCTACAGCGACAATCCAATAATTCATCAAGGATGGTTACTTACTTTAGAAACCATAAATCAGGAGATGTTTATGATCTTGTGGTTGATGATAACATGGGTTGTAAAGCTTATAAGAGGAATGATGACTCAGGATATGAGCCTGACAAAATGGAACTAACTAGACTCACTAAAAAAGAAAAGGAACAATTTGAAAATGAAAACTAACAAAGTAACAATCTTAACAGTAGCTACACTTGCTACACTTGCACTTGCTAATAATGCTAAAGCTGATGCCCAGGATAGCCCTGTAAGCCCACAGGAAGCTCCTACAGCTCTTGTAACTAACTCAGAGGGTAATAATACCACTGAAGCTAAACAGCCCACAGAGATCACTAAAGAAGGAACAGAGATCACTGTAAAAAATCCTGAAGTTATTATTGACCAATCTAAGGGTGAAGGAAAATATCAAGAATTTACTGTAGAGTACAAAAATATCAAATTTGCTGATGGTATGCCTATTAATGCAGGTGATAAAGTCACAATGACTTTTCCTGAAGAGCTTAACTTCCAAACTAAGTATGAATTTGATGTTAAAAACCCTGAAGATGCTGTAGTAGGTAAGGCTTCTACTAATCCTGAAGATCGCACAGTAACCACTGTGTTTAATGACTACTTTACAAACCATCCATTGAACAAACAAATGAGTCTCAAACTTGATGCAAAATGGACTGACAAAGTAGAGTCAGGAAAACCTGTTTCTGTGAATTTTAATGGTACAGTTGTTACTGCTAACATTGGTAAAGAGCAAGTCATTGGTAAAGATGAGCTGATTGCTAAGTGGGGTTCACAGGATAAAGATGATCCTTCTGTGATTAATTGGACAGCACGTATTAACTATGCTAAGCGTGTGCTTAATTATGTGACTATCATTGATGAAATGAGCGAAAACCAAAAGTTAGTTGATAACTACTTTGAGGTTAAGAGCATTGAAAGTCTAGACCCTTGGATTGACAAGGGTGATGCTATGGATCTAGTAAAATCTATTAGTAAGTCAGATAATGGATTTACAATCAAGATGGATCGCTTGGATCACATGCTATACATCAACTATAAGACTAAACTTGTGAACGCTGTTAAGGATTCAGTAAACCCAACTAACAAAATTGAGTTGAAAGCAGAAACAGATGGAGCTACCTCATATAGCTATGTACAGCTGGTAGGAGGAAAAGGTGATGCCTCAGGTGAAAATAAACCAGTTTGGGAAATTCCAAATGATGCTCCTAAATATGAGAAACCTGAGTTGAACATTAATGATGTTCCACTTATGCCACCAGCACCAATTTTGGATAAACCTTACCTACCTATTGAGGATATTCCAATGATGCCACCTGCTCCTATCCTTGAGAAGCCTTATCTTCCAATTGAAGATGTTCCTGTTCTTCCTCCTGCACCAATTGTGGAAATTCCTGAGCTTCATATTCCTGAAGAACCAGTTAAACCTCATGAAGATCCTAAGACACCTCCTGTGACACCTGAAGATAAGCCAAAAGTACCTTCAGAAAGTCCTAAGGTTGAGACTAAGAAGGAAGAAGTGAAAGTAGAAAACAAAGGTGAAGTTTCACATGAAACACCTGTAGAAACTTACAAAGCACCTATGCTTCCACAAACAGGATCAGAAACAGGTGTAGCCCTTGCTGTGTTAGGTATGACAGTGTTAAGCCTTACACTAGCATTTAAGAAAAAAGAAAACTAAATACAAGGGGTGAAATTCCCCTTGACTTTAAAATTTTGGAGAATTTAAGATGGAACTAATTGAATTAACTAAAGACCTAAAAGATATGAGAAGCAAAGGCTTCTTAGACTGTAACATAGAAGCTATTTTACTAAAACTAAGAAGAATTGAAAATGAGAGTAAAGTTGAAGTTCCTCAGTTTGTAGCTGATTGGTTTGAAAAGTATGAGAATAATCTTGAATTAAAAATTTGGAAATGGATGAGATATAACTCTAGAGAAGAGGCTGGAAATTATAAGTTCTTCCTATGGTTACAAAATGCTAATAACAAGCCTGTAGAAACTTTGGTAAAGATGAAGCTTTTTGGTTACACAATCAAGGAAGATAAGAAGTATACTGTGAGAGTTAAAGGTGTTGATGGATACACTACACATCTCAATAAAAATTTAGACAATGGTGCTTGGTTTTTTGCATCAGATACAGAAATTAAAGGCTTCAGAGTAGAGCATACCAAGTATGAGCTTGAAGAAGGGGGATTTGGTGAAGTATTCAACAGCCCACTATTTGAAGTAAAAGAGGTTACTAATGAAAAAGGATAGTATTTTTGTTCAGTTTATGCTTATCTACATTGTGGTCTTTAGTACACTTAGCCTCTATCAAACACTTTCTAAAATTGAGAAATTGAATGATACTATCAAAGGTCAGGTTGTGAAGATTGAAAAGCTCACAGAGCAGAATAAGGCACAGGATGTAATTATTAACAAGCTAAATGCTGAGTATAACTTAAAGGAACATAAGTGATGAGTAAAGAAGGATGGTATAGAGCCTGTACATGGTTGGATGAAGCAGGTAAAAGAAATGATCTTTCAGGAGTATTCTTTAGTATGATAGATGCCTACCTTAGACGTGTAGATATGTCTATCAGTGCTTACCTAAGTGAGCTACACAAGAGAGCCACAGGTAAGGAAATCAAGAATGGGGGAGCTTACTATTCTGTGAAGAAAGTAGCAGAAGGGAAGCGAATCCTGTTTCCTTACCTTGTGGATAACATGGTGGAAGTGTTTAGCAAGAAAGAGCGTGAATATCTTTGCTGGTACTATGTGAATACTAAAAAAGGAGATGTAAGAAGATCACAGCTCCTAGCAAGCTACTATGATAAGTATGAAGGGAGACAATCTCCTGAAATACCTGCAATTTTTGAAGACTGTTTTGTGACCTCTAAGGAAGAGGAAAAGGTTTCAGTTAGGAAGCTATCACAGAAAGAAAAACTTAGAAAAGAAATGAAACGAAAAGAAATTTTAGAAAGGGCACTGGCTATTGAAGTTGCTGAAGGAAGACTACACAAGAGTATTCCTTATGGTGAACTAAGAGCTACTTGGAAGTAAAAATGGACTATAATAAGAAAGAACAGCTACTTGATAAAATTAATGGTCTTAGGCTTACTAGTACTAATGCGTCTGATACTTTATACAATAGAGGAGTAGTTGATGCTTTTAGACGTACTAATGGGTTCTTTGATGAGGAGCTTGTACCTGAAGTACCTCAATATGTAATTGACTGGTATGAGGAGAACAAAGGTAATTTAGACTATAACCTATGGAATTTTATTATGGATTGGGATGAACAAGAACCTAGTGAGTTTATTAAATGGTTCAATAGAAATGATGAAGCCTTTAAAACTATTGTAAACATGAAACAATTTGGTTATAAACTTAAGGAAGAAAAGAAGTATTCTGTGAAGATTAAGGGTGTTGTAACAAACTCAAGCACATTAAAGCATAATACTGAACTAGGTAAGTGGTATATGGGTAGGCTTGATGAGTTTGAAGGTGTAGTAGCTTACCATACTAGAGAAGAACTTGTAAAAGGCGGTTTTGGTGGTGTATTTGAAAATCCTTTGTTTGAAGTAAAAGAGGTAGAGTAATGGATAAGAAAGAGTTATATGATAAGGTTGAAGACTTAGATTTATTTTGTCTAGGTATTAGAAAATATGTTGCACTTAGTGAAGTCAAATACTTAATCAAACAACTAGATGAACCACAGAAAGTAGTAATTCCACAATATGTAGCAGATTGGATTGAGTATTGCAAAAATATATCTTTATCACTTGCCCGTGCTCTAAATGTTTCTGAAGAGGATTTTTACAACTATGCAAACCAAAAAGACCATATAGAACTGTTAACCTTTTTAGGTTCTATGGTTAACCAAGAGAAATTTTCCAAGGCTTGGTTGTTTGGTTATGAGGTTGAGAAGGAAAAGAAATATCTTGTGAAGATAAAAAGAGTTTCTGGATATGGTAGATATCTTAATAAAATTTTATCATCTGGAGAATATTTTTTGGCTTCAGAAAATGAAGTTGATGGGTATAGAACTAAACACACACGGGAAGAGCTAGAGCAAGACAACTTTGGATGGGTATTCTCCTGTGAAGGTGTAGAAGTTAAGGAGGTAGAATAATGAAACTCTATGTACTTTCAGGAAGTGCTGATGAGGATATTAAACAGTTTATCATAGAAGCTGTTAAGAAGCTTAGTGGTGAAGAAGATAAGGAAGTTGATGAATGAATAAATTAGTATGCCCAAATTGTTATTCAACTTCTTCAGTACATCACCATACTGATTGGAAGCATATTGATAATCACACAGGTGGAACTAAACCAGTAAGTATTAGGCTTTGCTTAGACTGTAAGACATTATTTATTGATGATCGAAATTGGTAGAATAATGATAATATCAGATGAAGAATAAATTAAATTTATAAAAGATGGACAAAAATTTGCTCTTGAGATTATGGAAGAATTATTTCCTGAGTATTATGAGGAGGAAGAAGAATGAGTAATTTATGGGAAGAAACTATTGAGTTATTAAAGGAAAATGATAAAACTTTTGATGATGTACTATACATCCAAGGAGAAGACTTCAAGGTAACAAAAGAAAACTTTGAAATTGTAGCTAAGAAGACAGATTATGACTCAGGCTTCGGTGCTCAACATGTAGCTACAGACCTTGTGTTAGTTGGTGATGGCTGGTGGATTGAGAGAGCTGAGTATGATGGATCTGAATGGTGGGAATTTAAAACTATTCCAACAGAGAAGGATAAAGTTGAACATATCTATAACTTAGATATTGGTATGTGGGATACTCTTAAGGATATGAATGAGGATGAGTTGTAATGAAATTTTTAATACTTGGTCTTGAAAACAAAGAGGTAGGATTCCAGCTATTTATTATAAATATTTCTGAGATCATTCTAATTGATGAAGTGGATTTATTTAAAAATATATGTTTGAAGGTATCTTTAAAAGATGGTGGCATGCGGTACTTCAACCATGTAAGAGTCAGTGCAGGAAAACTAGTAGAAGTTAATAGAATTATTGATTTTTATAGAATTTTGGAGAAGTTGTAATGATTTTTGCTTTAACTTTATCAGATGTTATTGAACTACTGATTGGAGCTGTTTGGCTGATAGGTTTTATTGGAGCTATCATTGTAGGTATTCTAAGTAGGAAGGGTAAAAATGAGTGAGGAAGTAGTTGTAAGATATCATTTTGTAGGTGGTGAAACTGCTGATTGTGAGTACACAGATAAAGAAATGTATTATTCTAGTCTAAATACTTTTGATTTGGGAGGTCTCCTTATCTTTGATAAAAAGGTAATCAACACAAGGAATGTTACCTATACAGAAATTATTAAAGAAAGAGTGATGAATATTGATAAATACTATTGATCTAAAATACCCTGTGTGTTTGGATATTGAAACAACAGGTCTTGATAGGTTTAGGGATGAAATCACTTCAATTCAGATTGGATTTACAAATGTAGACCAAGGAAAATATGTGCGTAGGTTCTTCGATTGGAAGAAATTAGGAATGAAACGTGCTTTAATGCTTCTTACTAAGCTTAAGGATGCTAAGCTAGTCACACACAATGGAAAGTTTGACTTACTCTTTCTGTATGTTAAGACAGGGATTGAGCTGAAGCTATGGGTTGATACATTGGTAATGGCTCATGTGTGTGGAGAGGAAGAGCTAGGACTTAAGCCTTTAGTTAAGAAGTACTTTAAGGTAGACTATGATATCTCAAAAGAAGCTAAGACAGGACAGATCACAGATAAGTTTAAAGCTTATGGCTTGGATGATGTGTACTATCCTATGGAGCTTGTTAAGATCTTTAAGAAGAAGCTTAAGATCTATAACCTTGAGAAAGTCTACAAGCATGAAATGAGAGCCTACAGTGCATATCTTGAAGTTGAGAAGAATGGTATGCCTATCAGTCCTAGACGACATGAGATAGCTAAGAAGCTTCAGGAGCAATATAAGCCTATCCTTGAAAGGTTACTCACAGTAGGGAACATTAACTGGAACTCTACAGCACAGGTAGCTAAGATCCTCTTCACAGATAAGTATGTTCCTGTGTATGATGAGAAAGGTGAGAAGCTTCCTAACACCTATGAAGTGATTGAGTATTCCTTCATGAATGATATAATTTATAGAGGTGAGTTTGACACACGTAAGGGAGCTACACTGTTCATGAATGAGTGGAAGGAAAAGAACCCTCATCTTTATGATATTAAGGTTAAGCTTAAACACAACTACGCCCCTGTGATTATTGGATATGGTGTAGGGCTTAAGGCTATTGAGAAGACAGCTAAGGGAGTTCCTTCAGTAAGCAGTGATGTGCTAGTAAACTATGTGGGTAATCCTGTAGTAGATGATCTACTAGAGTATCGTAGGTTGACTAAGCTAGAAACTTTTATTAAATCTTGGGAAGAAATTCAAGTAAATGATAGGATCTATCCTAGCTTTAACATTACAGCACGTACAGGAAGAACTACCTGCTCTAATCCGAACATTGACGAATGTTGAGTGTTCTTTCACCGTAAGGTGTCAAAATAAACTACGTGAACTCAGGGAAACCCTTCATTAAGTGGGCAATCCTGAGCCAAGCCTTATAGGGATATAAGGAAGGTGCAACGACTAGGTAAAGTAATCTAGAACAGAAGAAATACCCACGAGTGCGTAGCTCCTAGTTGACATAAGTTAAGGTAAGTGTTATAATTATCTCAACAATTACCTTGGAGGACTTATGTATAAAGACAAAAATTATCTAAAAAGAAGGTTCATAGAAGAAAGAAAACCTGTAAAATTTATTGCACAAGAGTGCAATGTCAGTGTCAGTACGATAGAAAACTATCTTAAGAAGTATAATCTTAAGAGGGGTAATATTAAACACACAATTAATAGTGAAGCAGTTGACTTTACATCCCCTGTGTTTAATTACTTCTTAGGTCTTATGGCAACAGATGGCTACATGGACAAGAGAGTACCAAGGGTATCACTTAGATGTAAAAATTTAGGTTGTGATAAAGTTTTTAATAACTTAAAAGATTACTTTGAGTTTACTGGTGAGGTTAAACTATATAGAGAGTGTTATGATCTATCAATAACATCTAAATACCTCATAAGAGCATTAAATAGTGCAGGAATATCATCTTTAGGGAAGGTTCACAATAAATTCCCTGAGGACTTTTATGATGATGACTGTGCAAGAATGTACTTTAGAGGATTACTTGATGGAGATGGTAACATTAAACTTTCAGGTATATTTAGGATCACTATAACAAACAAAGAATTTCTTTTAGGTATGTCAGAATACCTAAATAGAAATATTGGTACACACACAGTTGTAAAGCCTGATAGGAAGTACTGGAAGATAGAAATGGTTAAGGCTGATAGTAAACTATTTCTTGATTGGGTATATAAAGGCTATGAACAGTTTAGATTTTTGGATAAATATTATCGTTATTTAGATACTAACAACTAGGATGAAGATATAGTCTGAGCTTACAGGATGATAAACTGTAAGAACTAGAGGATAAAGAGCCTCTAGGGTAACAATACTGACAGCAGATTCCCCAGGATAAAAATGTAAGGAATTTGATTGAAGCTAGACCTGGATGGAAGATAAAAGAGCAAGATTACTCACAAATTGAACTCCGTGTGGCTTCTATGTTCTCAGGTGATGCTAACATGCAACATGCCTATCAGTCAGGAAGTGACTTGCATAGTAAAACTACTGAATTGCTCTTTGGTGATACTTCCAGCCTTAGTCCTCAGGAACAGAAGAGGAAACGGACGGAAGCAAAATCTATGAACTTTGGTTTTTTATACGGAATGTCTGCAAAAACATTCGTAGACTATGCAAAAGGATATGGATTGAATATTACTGAAGAAGAGTCAGAAGGCTTTCGTAACAACTTCTTTAAGGCTTACCCTACATTGCTACAGTGGCATGAGGATTGTAAAAATTATGCAAGAGCAAATGGTTATACATGGTCTCCTATAGGACGGAAACGTTTCCTTCCTGACATCAACTCTAGCAACTTCAAGCTAAGAGGACAAGCTGAAAGACAATCCATAAACTCAGGAGTCCAAGGATTCGCCTCAGACATGTGTACAAGTGCTCTAGCTGATATTGTTTTCAGTGATGAGATTGACCATGATAGATGTATTGTACTAGGTTCTGTGCATGATGCTATTCTCTTTGAAATTAGAGATGACTATGTTGATGAAGTTTCACCTATAATTAACAGATTGATGGAGAAACCTTCCATCATTGAAGGAATTGATATTCCTATACCTATTGTGGCAGATTCTGAAGTTGCACAAGCGTGGGGAGGATAAGAATGATAATCTTAGATAAGCCTGCTTATAGGCTTGATGAATACAAAGAGATCAGAGAGGCTAATCGCAGGTTTTTCAAGATTGACCCTGAGCACTACATAGACAAACAGAATGATTGGGAAGACTTATACACAATCTCAATCAGGGGCACTGTGTATGTAATGGATGACTTCTTTAATGGTCTCAGATATATTAGAAAGCACTATGGTCAACCTGTGTCTAAGATGAGTAGCTTTGACCTAATCTTTAAGACTAAGCATGGACTACCTGAGGAGATTGACTACATGTACCGTAGATTCAGTAATGCCTACAAGACTGTGACTGACTACATTTCACAGACATGTTGCTTCTCTCATGTGGTCATTGATGAGCCTGAAAGGATAGAAAGGAGGATTGTTCATTATCCTGTGATTGATAGAACTGTTCCTCTTTGGTTAAGAGAGAAGATTATTTCAATCATTGATAATGGTTATGCAGAATGACTTATAATGTATTAGAGTTCTTTGATAGCCAGCTTAAGAAAGTACACAAGTTTGGTACTTATGAAGAGGCTGAAAAGTTCCATGAAGAGATGCATAAAAAGACTAAAAGCACCTACTTCATTCGCTATAAGATGGATTTAAACAATGTATTCTAAGGAGGAATAATGGTAAACAAAAGTAGCTCAGTAGGAATTACTGAGGATATTATCACAAACATCATGCACTTGGGAGCTAGTGAGTACCACTTAGAGATCCTTATCCGTAAATATGAGGATCAGATTAAGTTTTGGTATAACCTAGACAATCCTGAGTTTCAAACTGAGGAAGATAAAGTAGCTATCTATGACACAAAAGACAAGGTGTATCAAATTACACAGCTTCTTCAGACTACTACTGAACAGCGTAGAAAAGCTATGGAATTGCTTAAGTCACAGGCTAATGAGGAAGGAAACCCTGACATGTGGTGTCTCCTTAAACACGTTCTTGTGGCAACTATTACAGCGTTTGAGGCTTGGCAAGTAGACCTAGCCAATGATAAGGTTAAGTTTGCTTTCCTTGAGCAGTCACGTGTAGCAAACCAAGTTTTAGCTATCTTTTTAGGTTATGAAGTTACTCCATGTAGTGCTTGCTTAACAGATCAATTAAAAGAGGACGGGAAATAATTCCCGTCCTGTGAGGAAAATTATGAATTACAAAGAAATTATTGAAGATTTTTTAAAAACAAAAAGTAAATCTAAACTTTGCAATGAGCTAGGTATCTCACAGTACTACCTTGATAAAATCCTTCAAGGTGAGGAAGTACCTGACATGGTAAAAACTAAGATTGTCAACATGGCTTCATGTGAAACTGAGAATGAAGAAGTTATCTCAATTTCTAAGACTGAAGAAGACTTCATCCTTGATGCACCTATTGACACTTTCCCTGATAAGGTTAACCGTATCTCTTACCTAAACTATGTTCTAAATAGCACAAAAGCAAACAAAAACCACTATTGGAGACAAGAGCTTACTAAGAATGGTTCTAAAACAGACGAGGAAACTGTAGATCAGTTAGAGCGTATGGTAAAAGCTATCATGAAAGGTAACTGGAAGGTAATTGAAGAGGATGTACCATACATGATTAAGCTTCCTAGTGGTCACTACCTAACAAAAATGATTGATGGATCTACTGGATGGTCTCTTGTGCAAAATGCAAACACTGTTGTAAGTAACAGTGAGGAAGAATTGCTTAAAAAGTATCCTGAGTATGATGTGTTCATTATTAAAGAACCTCTCAATGTTGTTAGCTTTAAACCACAAGGGGAGAAAAATAAGAAGTTTAACCTTAAACCTAAAAAGAAAGGCTTTGTGATCCGAGATGCAAGAAAAAATTATTAATTATGCTCTCATCTTTGGATTCCTATTGTTGACTCTTTGCTGTTACGCCACTGTGACCTCACAGAAGGCTCAAATTGAGCGTTTAGAGTATCAGGTGGGGAAACTTAAGGGTGAGTTGAAACAGAGTCATGAGGAGCTTAATAGCAAGGTCTATTCACTTGATATGAGATTTAAGGACATGGTTTATTATTTAGAAAATGGAGTAAGTAGAGGTGGATAATGACAACTTATAGTGTAAGTCGAGTAAAAACATTTTTGGACAATCCTTGGAAACACTGGTGTAAATACCTAGCAGGATACAAGGAAAAGCAAGATCCTGAAGTAACACAGTACATGGATCGTGGAACATACTTCCATAGAGGCATGGAGCTTTTAGCACAAAGTAAAGGTAAAATGACTCAGGAAGAGTTGTATGCTAAGCTACGTGAGATCTATGCAGAATCAGGATTCCTAGAGGAAGCTAAGCTATCAGGAGAGCTTGCTATTGATCGCTACCTTTCAGAAGGTGAGCCTGTAGACTTTGAGAAAATCATTGAAACTGAACATCAAGTCTACTATGACCTACCTAATGGACATGAGTTCACAGGTATCATTGATGCTGTTATTCAGAATGATGATGGAACTGTGACCATTGTTGATTATAAGACTCACTCTACAGCTCCTACAGATGATGAATACCGCTATAGCCTTCAAGGTAACTTGTACATGTATGTGTATACACAGCTAGGCTACAATGTACGTGATATGATCTTTGATTGTGTTAATCCTAAGATTAAGATCACAGGAAGAAATTATAAGCGTAAGACTATCCGCCTTGTGTATAATGAATACCGTACTAAAGACTTCTTTGACCAGTTTGTACATCTTGTAGACCTAATTGAGTCTGATCCTGAGTTTAAGCTATACATTCCAGGAAAAAGTGGACATAAGCCTGATGCCTATGATTACCTCTATAAAGTGTATATTGGTGAGATGATGGAAGACCTAGATGAATTTATTGAGAAAAATTTTCAAAAAAGGGTTGACAGTCCAACCCAAAAATGATAGAATAACTTTGTTGGGTTATCCAGCAATACACTATAAGGAGGAATCAAATGATTAGGTTCATTTGGGCACAGGATGCTAATGGTTTGATTGGAAGTAAAGGAAAGATACCTTGGTACAATCGAGATGATCTTAACTACTTCAAGAATCAGACAACAGGTGGCATTGTAGTCATGGGAAGCAGGACTTGGTTCTCTCTAGGATGCAAACCACTTAAGAATCGTCATAACATTATCCTGACAAAAGAGGATGACATTAAAGGTTATGACCAAGAGAATGTCTACATTGCTCACACAGCAGAAGAAGTCATTGAGATCTATGAGAACTCTAGCCTAGATCTTTGGATCATTGGTGGAGCTATGACTTATAAGACTTTTGAGCCTTGGTGTGAGGAAGCTGTGGTAAGCACAGTGGAAGGTGAGTATGAAGGAGACACTTACTATAAGGGTCTAGAGAATAAGCTCACTGAAGAGAATGTAGTAGTTACAATGAAAGGTGATGGTTTCACAGTGAAACATTATAAGGTGAAATAATGAATAAACCAGATTTAGTTATCCTATTAGTGATAATATGTTCAATGATTTCATTTTATCTTGGATATACTAATGGAGTATGTGATAGAGAAGCTAAAAAAGATAAGATGAAACATAAGAAAATGGAGCTCATTGAAGGGATTGATGGAGTTACATCAGTACAGCTTACTCCTATCCGTTATGTAGAACTTCTCACAAAAGAAGAAGAGTGTAATGAGTTGAAACTAGCTATTAAGAGGTTTGCAGATGAAACTCCTAAGAGAACTTAAAGACCTAGTGTCTCTAATGGGATGTGCTGTTGTATCAGTAGCTTTACTAGCTATCACACTTAAGCTTATAGCTATTGTGTGGAATTTCATTATGTCATGGTGAAAAGATGAAAGAAGATATTATTAACCCTAAACGTTACACAGGAAACAGGCTAGAGTGCTGGGATTTTTGGATTTTAGCTGGTATAAATCCACTAGTAGCTTCTGCTGTTAAATATGTGTGGCGATATAAAGACAAAAATGGAGTAGAGGATCTTAAAAAGGCTCTTGTGTTCTTAGATAAAATGAAGGACACACCTCAGGAAGCTCTCTACTTCACAGAAAAAGAGTTCTTTGCAGATGAGTACTTACTTGAAAACATGAGTGATATTCAAAGATTCATTGTAAACACATCTGTGCAAACAACACATGAAGATTTATATAAGGTAGCTATTAGTGATATGGAGATTGCTATTAACTACTTAATTAAGAAAGAATATGGAGATGAAAGTGACTAACGCACAATTATTAATTTTTATCTTACTATTGCTTAATTTTCTCTTGGATCTCTACTACTTCTTTGAGAAGACAAGTAAGAAAACAGTTAAAATTAAGTATAAAGACAATGTAGCACACCTTGTGGATCTCACAAAAGGTGATTGGATTGACCTAGCTTCACCTAAGAGTATTGTTTACAAGAAAGGTGATTTAGTTCAGGTTGACTTTGGAGTAGCTATGGAGTTACCTCCTTACTATGAAGCTCATATTGCACCAAGATCAAGCCTATTTCAAAACACAGGCTTGCTTCTCACAAACGGTGTAGGAGTTATTGATAACTCTTACTGTGGTGATGAAGACTATTGGGGAGCTAAGTTTTATGCTACACGTGATGGACTCATTGAAGAAGGACAACGCTTGTGTCAATTCAGAATTATTGAAAACCAACCTAATATTCATTTTAAAGAAGTTGACCACTTAGGTAATGAAAACCGTGGTGGTTATGGAAGCACAGGAAAGTAGGAACACATGAAATTACAAAAACTAACTAAAATTAAATTACACACACTGACAACATTCTATGGTGAACCTGGAAGTTCCAAGACTACCTTCATCAATACACTCCCAGGAAAAGTATTGGTGATTGATACTGACCGTGGATTGGCTTCAGTAGCTCCTGATGATCGTTTTGCTATAGCAGAATGTCACACATGGGATGATGTAGTGGAAGCTATGAACTTTGCTAAAGGCTTTGATAGCATTGCTGTGGATCACTTCACAGGAGTGCAAGAGCTTTTGTACAAGGATTTAATGGCTAAGAAAAATGTTAAACAGATGTCACTTAATCTGTATGGTGAAGCATCAACTATCCTCAAAGGACTTGTTGACGAACTTGTGGCTATATCCTATGCAGGTAAGAATGTGTATGTTATCTGCCAGCAAAAATCAGTCAACCTTGAGGATGTAGTTGATGAAAACATTCCAGCATCTATCATCCCTAACTTGATGGAAAGTGTTGGCAAGTACCTTACAGCATCAAGTCGTGTTATTGGACACACAGAGCGTATCACTAAGTCTAAAGTTGTAAAAGGAGTTAAGAAGACTAAGGATTTCTACCAAGTACGTTTGTCAGGAAACCCTGTATACAACTTGAAGGTAACTCGTAAACCTGGACTATCAATTCCTGAAACTGTGATTAACCCTACTTGGGAAACAATTGTAGGATACACAGATGGAACAACACAAGCTAAAGAAGCTAAATCAAAAGAAGCTAAAGAAGAAACTAAGGAAACAAAAGGAGAATAACTATGTCAAAACTATCATTTAAAGCAAAAGCACCTGAAGTCCGTGAATTTATTTACACACCAGGACGATATGAAGTACTTGTGGAAGCTATAGAGCAAGGAACTAACCAAAACACAGGAGCGCTTTTCTACAAGTTTGTGCTTCGTGGTAACTTTGGTGAAAACCTTACAATGTTTAACTTGTTTGTACGTGACAACACTTATGGACAAGAACAACTCTACAAGATCATTGAAGCTGTAGGTCTTGATCCTAACTCAGATGATATTGACACAGATGCTATTGTAGGTAAGTACATGGGAGTTGAGATCAAAGAAGGTGATCCTTACAATGGGAAACGACAATTCAATGTACGTGACATCTTTGCTCTTGATGAAGAGGATGAAGATGGAGCAGAAGAAACCTCATCTTCAGATGATGATGATTGGGAAGATGCAGAATAATTAATGGTATCCCTAGTGGATACCTTACACAGAGTAGCTAGGATCTCCTTATAGATTACATTTTTTATTTCGATTGCCAGCACTTGTGATTCCCACACTAGCTACTCTCTGTAAGGTATTTACTTTTTTAACAAGCCTAGTTAGTACAAAAAGACTTTCCATAGATATTTCTACACCCAAAGTTATTCTCACGATTTATGTTCCTATTTATATTTTTTGATTTCGCTTCTATTACCCAACTAACTAGGCTTCTTAAAGGAGTAAATATGAATAAACTTGAAGAGTTTAAGCTCTATGTGTTAAAGCGTAGAGATGCCTTTGAGCACAAGTACAGAATAGGTAACAAGACTGTGGGAGATCTTTACAGATATGATCTTCCTAACAATCTAAAATACCTTGATGACATGTCTCAAATGTTTATTAGAACACTAAACACAGCTAGAGTACCCCTTAGGGATAAGCTTCTTACTGTGTATGTGTATCGTTACATAGGTCATGAAAAGTATGTCAGAAGATGTACTAATGAACATGATGTAATCACAATACATCAACTAGAGAAGTTAGCAACTAAGCTAAACTCATCCAAGGCTAAACTTTCTCCTAACTACAAGTCTCCTGCTATCCAGGTAATGACTAGAGAGCTTAATAGAGGAGAAAGGTTTCTTGCTTCCTGTGCAGATTTCATTGATAAGCTACCTGAAGATCTATTCTACGGATGGAAGTGTAGTGAGATCTATAGATACTATAATAAGAAGTGTGATGTGTATGGACTGAGTAAGTTCACAGCTTATAACCTAGCTACTGACCTAGCTTACATTAATGAGCTACACATTGAACTAGACTTTATTAATGGATGCTCACCTAGCATGAGAAAGATGTACCTTGAAATTGTAGAGAAGGACAGGTTTAATGCACAGGAGTATAAGAAGTTTGCTATTGACTTCATGAAGTGGTATCTAGATCAGCCTTTTGCAGATAGCAAAGAGAGGATCATTACCCCTAATGATGTAGGACACATGCTTGTGGCTTACTATAAGCTCACAAGAGGTATGTGTAAGATTAGATACCCTAAAAAGACTAGGGTTAAAGTTAGTGACTTGGTAATATCAAGGAGTATGTATGAATTTTATAAAGGTGTACCAAGTGAAACTGATTGATGAGCTTGGTAATTGTTACTATGATGAAACTATCTGTGGCTTTAAGAAGAGACAGAAGTTTATTAAGAAATGGTCAGGAGATGATCAGATTACTAGAGTTCAAAAAGGTGATATAACTATTTATATAAAGAACTGTGGAGAGGAGTTATGGTCGTATGAATGTTGATATTGAAAAGGTTAAGTTAGCAGAAGAGCCTAAGTCATCACCAGCTAAGGCATCTGATGAGTATATCAAGCTAGAAAGAGAATTTGACAAGCTTACTGAAGCTATTAAGCTTTCTCACAGTACAAGAGAAAGAAAAGCTATGCGAGCAAGAAAAAAGAAGATCCGTGAACAACAGAACCTTCTTTACTATCAAATGCTTTACTCAGGCTACATTGAGTACACTCAGACTGTGCTAGGGTTATCTACACCACAAGCACTGTATAAGAGACTTAAGAAGCACAAGAAAAAATAAAGAGAGCAATTAAGCTCTCTTTTTATTTTGGGCAATTACAGTCATCCTTAGGAAGTTCTGTAAGTTTAAGACATTCAGGAGTATCTTGTGCATCCATGATAGGAGTGTACTCTAGCTTGAATTGGTGTACACGGAATACACCTGAAGAAGAGTTAGCAGGCTCTACTCTCACCTTGACGTGCTGTCCAGCAGGAACAATAATACTATCAGACATCTCCATAGCACCATCTGAGATACCAGTCATCTGCCAGTGTACTCCTCGGTTCTTTCTAAGGTCTTCAGTATACTGTTCTCCTGAGTGATAAACTACAATCTCCATTGTGTTATCCTGAGCAGGATTAAGTGTAGTACCATCAGCACACCATCTGATGTAAACACGATACTTTCTATCAGTTTGCTTTCTTCTTCCATCATCAGACTCACCAGCTACAACTCCTGTGGTAGAGTCCATGTAGAGGTCTAAGTCATAACCATCTGTGATAGGGTGATAGAAGTCAGCAGAAGACACAGCAGAGTTTCTAGCATAGTTTACTTGAACAGCACCTACATCACCCATCTTAGATAGGTATTCAGCCATACACTGAACCATATCCCACAATGCACAGATGTTTTGGATGTAGTGGTTAAGTTGACAAGCAAGCTTCTTCATGAATGAACTGAAGAACTTGGGATTGTAGCATTTCTGACTCTCAGCCATACATGCAAACCTTCCTACACCCTTGTTATTTTCATCTACTAGCCGTTGACAATCTGCAACAGGAATTTCATCACAGTCACACTCATCATACCAACAGCGATCCTTAGGATTCTCACCATAACTAGTGAATGTAGCTTCATTCAGTCTAGTTGTTTTATCATCAATAGCCATTAGTCACCAATCTTTCCTTGTGCTTTCCACTTACCACCCTTGCGAATACGTGATGGTGAGTAGTTTTCTTTACCAGTATCAGTAGCATAGATTTCAGCATTAGGTTTAGTATCCCAAAAGTTTTGGTTAGCTGTTCTTCTAATCTTCATCCACTGTCTTGTAGTGTTAAGAGACTTCCAAGCATTAGACTTTCTAATAGCCCATGGTCTAATCTTAGCATTTTCTGTGTAGTACACAGTAATGACATTGTTACCTTCAACCACAGTGTGAGTATAGGTTGTTCTCTCAGGGGCATAGTTAGTGATAGTAGGAGCATTGTAGGTTACATTGCTACCAATAGTCTGATTACTTAGAGTTACATCCCCACGTAGAGGTTGATTATTAGCCTTATTAAGATGCTTAACAATAACATTAGCAGTAGTTGGTATCCTCTCATATCTAAATGAGTAGTTACCATTACCAGTTACTCTAGGTACATTAATAGGGTTCTGACCTGGCATAAGTCTATAACCTTGGATGCTAGGAGGATCTTTCCTGAAAGGGTCTCCATGAGTCACAGGAGTATAACTTTGAGTCTGAATCTCTCTTCCTGTGTCCTTATCAATGAACTTAACAATCTGTCCATAAACAGGATTGTATCTAAAGGTAAGCTCTTTTGTTTGTCCTGAAGGTACTGTAACAGATTGAGTTCTATTGCCAGTAATCTTATAAGTAGCCTTATAGATCTCAGGAGCAGTATGTGACTGACTTGTATCCCCAGGAACTTTCTTAGTCTCAGTGTTAAGTGTAGCCCCTGTAACATTATCCACATACTTTATTACAAGTGTACCCTCTTTAGGAGCTTGAGGAACGTTAAGGATGCTTGTATTAGGCACAGTCAAACTGAATGACACCGTAGCAGTTGTTGGACTAAATTGCCATTGGTCAATAGTAGTAGCTACATCTCCTCTTTGCTCATTTACCTTAGAAGAGATCTCAACACCATTAATATTAAGCTGTTTATTAATGGTTTCAGTCCAGTTATTCCCAAAAGCAGGGTCATAGGACTTATTAAAGATCATCCCTTGTGGAGTGTTAATTCCATAAGAAGCATTACCAAAACTACCATAAATTGTAAGTCCTGGTGTCTTAGTGTAGGACACTGACTTGATAACAGCTCTTGTGTGTCTAGCTTTAACCTTAGATCCTTCTACCACAAGGTCATAGTAGATACTCCCTTCAGTATTTACATGTCCTATAGTAATTTGACCTCCATCAGCAGAGGGAACAAGCATAGGGTTTTCAATCCTAAAGCTGTTCCCATTAGTATAGGTCTTAGTACCACTGTCAGTAGAATAGATATTAAGGCTTAGGGCTTGCCTTACCTTAGTAATCTGTTCCTGATTAAGTGTAGCTTGATCTGCCATTAGTTAATTCCTCCTGCAAGGTCATTCTCAGTCTTGCCATTGTTAGTTCTAATAAAGGCACTACCATCAACAGTTCCACCAAAGAGGTTAATATTACCTGTGGCAATATGTCTATCAGGGTACAGATTACCCTCAAAGATAGTTCCACCTGTTTGTTTCCATGCTCCTGAACCTTTAAGATCCTGTAGAAGTTTCTCAAAAGCATCCTTAAGTTGATTGTACTCATTCTTGAGTGTGTTAAACTCTTGAGGTGACACATATTGAGGTAGAGTTACCTTATTGCCTCCACTAAGTGATAACTCTCTTGTATTAGCATTGAATGTTAAATTTTTCCACAGACTAGTACTGTAATTACCAATACCCTGAACCTTGACATTGTTTCCACTTACTTCTATGACTTTCCAAATACCTCTATTGATATTATTTTGGTCTGAGTAGAAGTCTTCTACTGTATCTCCTACTTTAATACCATCAGGATTCCTAAAGTTAGTTTTTTGTACAGTACGTGTGTTAGTTGTATCAGCAGTACCAGAAATATCTCCATCATAGAACCTATGTATACTTTGTGAAGGAAGAGTAACTGAGTTACCACCACTAATTGATAATGTATTATTATTAACTGTCAGAGTTTGCTTATCATTATCAGGTTTGTTCTCTAAAGCTGTAATTTTACCTCTTAGGAAGCTGTCATCATAAGGTGTAGCATTATTAGGTGTAGGAAGATCTACTTCTCCACCACCATTAGATAGCACAAGCTTATTACCCTGTCTAGAGATAGTTTGCTTATCACTAGGTAGAGTAACTGAATTACCTTCTGAGATTGATAAAACTCTATTAGCCAAAGTTAGTGACTGCTTAGGGTGAGGGTAAGTAATATCATTAACACCATTAAGTACAACATTATTACCATCCACAGAAGCTACTTTGAACATGCCAATATTAAAGTTGTTCTTATCCCAATAGCTATCTACTACTGTGTCTCCTACCTTAATAGTATCAGCGTTTACAAGCTTATCTTTTGTGATCCTTACGTTCTGTGAGTTACCATTACCTGAGATATCACCTTTAGCAAAGAATGTATTTACTCCTGTAGGTGTCACAGGCTTGTCCTCTAAGGCTTTAACTCTAGCCTTCAAGGCAGTATCATCATAAGCTAAGGCTACAGTGTCCTTATCCTCAAACTCAACTTCCTTGATAGTACCATCCACAAGGGTATAAGTAAGTTTTACTTTGTTACCATTTCTTGATACATTCACAGATGAGATGAAGTTATCTGTTTTACCTTCTAGAGCTTTTAGTCTATTGATAACTTTAGTATCATCATAGGTAGCTCCTCCACCTTGACCATTCACTTTAATCCATCTAGTTCTATCAGGAGAAAGAATAAACAGATCTCCATTAGGTAGAAGATACATGTGATCTCTATCTCCCATAAACACATCAGGTAGTTTATCCACAGGGGCTACCCAAGTGTCCTCAGCAGGCATACACTGAGTGCACCATGTGTTAGGGTTTCCACTACAAGTTGTACATCCCATTAGTTAATACCTCCTGCCAAGTCATTTTCTGTTTTACCATTATTAGTACGGATGAAGAAGTCACTATCTACTGTGTTAGAGAACAAGTTGATATTACCTGTGGCAATATTTCTTCTAGGTACAAAATCTCCTTCAAGACCTCCTTGCCAAGCTCCACTAGCTGTAAGATTGTTAATGATTTTCATTAAAGCACCTTTAAGTCTAGCATTTTCAGCTCTGAGGTCAGCATCATCATAAGCAGGAGAAGGTGTTGGGATAGTACCTGTGAATGAGATAACACCATCATTTGAGATACTAATATCCTTACCTGCTTTATAAGTTTTACCTCCTGAGCTATTATTCATCAACCAGCACACTTGTGAAGTGAGATTCTTATTAAAACACCACTGTGAATAGAAGGCTTTAGAAGTCTGCTCAGGTAGGTCACAAAGAGTTGTATCCCTTAGCACAAGGGAATGAAGCTTAATTCTGTCATCATTTTGTTTATAGAGAGATGCACAGGCTGTTGATCCTGGTACAATCTCTTCGCATTGACAGTTAATACAATCTGACATATTTTCTCCTATTTATCATCAATAAAGCAATCAAACTTGCAATCCATAAGGTCACATCCACCTTTAATGAGAGGGATAGTTTCTACTTTCTTCTCAGGTTTAGGAGGAATTGTAGGCTTCTTAGGAGGTTGCTCATTAAATGGTTTAGGTTTGGTAGCATTGTTTACAGGGGGTTGTTCAGTGAATGGAGGGAAAGGTGCTCTAATAATCTGCTCTCTTGTATATACATTTTGGTGTCTATCTCCTGGATTGCTACCTCTAACTTCCACTTTCAAATGAGTGAAGTTAGCAGGCAAGTTAGTGAATGTCTTATTCCACTTAATAGTTGATAGATGCCAGTTAGGCTCATAAGCAAGCTTTTGTGTATCTGCATGCTTAGCAAGTAGAATATCCTTTTGGACTACTGAATAGTTGTTTCCTCCATCAGTAGAAGCATACACATCAAAGTACCAATCATAAGTACCACCATATTGAACATACCATCCTTGTAGTCTTCCTCCAACACCAGCCTCATAGGAGTATCCTAAGAGGTTTAATTGGATATCTACAATAGTACCTTCATTATTCTTAGAAGTGAACCCAATACCTTGACCATAACCATTTCTGTGAGCTTCACTGAGGTCAATACCTTGAACACTACCATTAGGTGATCCACCCATAGCAACATCTAGAGGTGCACCATTACGTTGAAATGTACCCCAAGCTTCTTGCCACTTAGTAGCTCCTCCTTGTTGGTTGTTACCTGCTTCATACTCACGTTTTCTTCTTTCATAGTCAGCTTTTCTAGCATTGTAAGAAGCAAGAGCAGAAGCATAGTTAGAGTTACTATTATTGTATGCTTGTAAGGCTCTTTCATATTCAGCCCTTCTAGCATTATAACCATTTAGGCTAGCCTGATAATCAGACTCAAGTCTTCTCTTCTCAGCTTCCCAATTTGATTGGTCAGGAGATGGTTTACTAGCCTGATCTGAGTTGTACACACCAATAAATCTATTAACACTTTCAATTCTCTCAGCTAAACAGTGCTGTACTTCACAAACCTTCTGTGCTTTACGCTGTAAGCACTTCATACGTTTAATTATATCACAGATGATCTCAATAATGTTCTTGATATTACACCATATTCTGAAGAAACCATGTGCTGTATTTTCTTTTACTTTACACTCTTCTCCATTGGCAATAGCATCACCAGCCAACTTCACAGAGTCAGCTAGGTCATGTTTCATCTTCTCACATTCATGAGCTTTATAGAACTTTATCCTGCATCTGCAATTAGGACAATACTCAAACATAGTGCCTCCTAGCAGTTATCACAGTCAATAACACAGCCTTCAACTTTAGGTAGAGGTGAGTTGTTATTTACATAGGTAGCTCTCACATCACTTGATGTAGGGTCATAATCCCACTGGTCTAGAGTCTTGAATAGCAAGATATCTCCTGTGCTTCCTCCTTGTGGTCTAAGGACTGTTTCCTTACCAATGGAGATTGATCCAGGTTTCTCTGTGAAGCTTGATCCTGCTTGATAAGATTTAGTCCACACAGTTCTGCCATTTGTGTCTTGGATAGAGAAAGTAGCATTATTACCATAGCTACCACCATCCCCTACATACTTAACTTGGTCAAAGTCAACTCTAGATACGTGAGCTTTAACACTACCATCTTCATTCATAGTGTACATGTGAGATACCTTACCAGTGATAGTACCTCTACCTACTTCTCTACCTGCATAAACCATATTCCACACAATAGCAAAGTCACCATTTTGTTGAACAGTCACAGATGTGAAAGTGTCTCCATATCCAGCAGAATTGGCAGATGTACCTACACCTTTCATACCAAAGACAACATTTTCAAGCATTTTACCTTTAATATGTTCCACAAGTCCTGTGATTCTTTGATCTTGACACTTAGCAATAGCACAGAGCTTATCTACTTTATTTTCTAGACACTCAAGCTTAGTAAGGATATAGCACAGTTGGTTAATGATGTTCTTAAGGACACACCACACACCATAAAAGCCTCTTCTAATAGCTTCAGGTAAGTTACACCATTCAGCCTTTAGGATAGCCCTCATTTTAGGTCTAATTTGAAGGTCATTAAGCTCTTGTAGCTTGGTACAGTCTCCAATACCTACATTCTCACAAGAGCAATCCTTTTGTTTACAAATGTCTTCCATAGTTCCTCCAATAAAAATAGGGAGGGGATATACCCCACCCCCTTAACCAAACAATAAGTGGTTTAAGTTCCAAGCAGAAAGCCAGATTTCTCCTGAAGTTCTTAGCTTGAATTTTCTCCAATAGTAGTTTCCATCTCCTACACCACCTACACCTGTATCACCAGTTGCAGTTTGGTCAAACACAAAGTAGTCTCCTACGTGTGTCATTTGGTCAGGAAGCTTAGCGCCATTCTTATCAGTGATAATGATATCTTCTACAGCCACACCGTTGTCAGTCCAATTAAAGGCTACTGGTACAAGCTCTTTACAATAAACTTGCCACAAACCATTAACATACTTAAGGTCATCTACTCGATAAGCATGTTGCATCTTACCAGGAGCAGAAGGTCTAGGCGTAGCCTTAGCAGGAGTTAAGTACTCAGCTCCTCTAGCCATAGCTACAAGTCTATCAATATCAATACCTCCTGGACACGCTGTAGATGATACTTCACCATGCTTCAGAATGTGTTGTCTATCAATAGGAATATTGTAGCGTTCACAGATATCACGAATGAGCTTAGCAGAGTTTCTATAAGTTTCCTCAGCAATAGTCCATGTAGGCGCACCAGTGTTATTCAAGTGTTCAATACCAATAGAGCGTTGGTTCATTGGATAGTTTCCAGCATGGTAAGCAACATAGTTCTCACCAACACATCCCCAAATTTTATCAGGTGTAACTTGGTAGTGAGCAGATGTACCATGACCTGAAGAAACATACCAAGTATGTCTAGCTACAGCATCATTAGTTGAGGCGTTGTGGTGTATTAATATGCGATCAATCTTAACACGGTTACTATCACAGTTCATTGGGTTAGGATCTACACCAGTAATAAGTCCTGAGTAGATTTCACCATTAATATTTTTAGCAGGTACAGCCACAGCAGTGTTTCCTCCTTGTGTTTTAGCTTGTGTAGCCTTCTTCTTAAGTCTGAAGGCTGTAGGGTAAGTAGCAGAGTAAGGAAGCTTAATAAGATTAACAGCAGAGCCTCCTGAAGGATTAGCAAGTTGACTTCCTTGGTTTTGACCTAAGAACCAACCAAAACCTCCACCAGCATCACTATCAAACAATGCTACGTGAGATACAGGAGTCCATCCAGCTACCTCTTTAAAGACAGCTACATCTCCTTCTTCCATGATCTCTACTTCATCAAAGTATTTAAGGATGCCATTAGTTCGTCTTTGTTCCCAAAGATCTTTTACGTAGCCTGACACAGTACAGTTGGCAAAGGGAACACCATTTTCTCTACACCATTGTGCATAAAAATCCCAGCATTGCCAGCCATAAGCACCATCTACATCTGTACCCTTATTCATCCACTTGGACTTAAAGGTTTTGTAGTCCATGTTTACTCTCCTTGAGATTCATTGTATTTCTTGCTTGAGATACCTAGCACAGTACCAGTGAATGTAGTAAGCAATGCTAGAGTACCTGTGATAGCAGTTGAGTCAAACTTGTACAAAGCTCCAAGCCCTGTAATTAAAGTGATTAAAGCTGGTGCAACTACAGTTACAAGCTTTTTGTATAAGTCATATTGTTTATTTGTTAAGTTCATTTAGTTCTCCTTATTTATTATACTTTCTTAAAGATACCTAGGATTGATAGAATGATACGTTTGTTAAACATCTCAGGATTAGAAACTCCAAAAATTTGAACATTTCTTGAGCCTTTATCAATCCACACAGAAGTATTATTATTACCAATCCAAACCTGAGACTCTACAAGTTCAACAGGAACAGGAGCATCAGGAGGTAGTGTTGCAATAACATCTCTCCAATTTACTTTTGAGGTTACTTTGAAGTCAATCTTGAAGATACCTACACCAGTTGAACTTGAGTAAGTAAGAGTAACTCTAGGTGAAATTGGTGCATCATGCTCACCTTCCATAACCTTAGATCTATCAGTGAAAGATCCTCTATACACTGTAAGATCAGTGGCTTTATTTTCCTGATTGGTTAACAGGTTATCCACTTCCTTCTTAGTGTAAGTCTCAGCTTTCTTGTAGTACTTATTTAAAGCATCATCTAGGTTTACATTATAAGTAGTTGTGGCATCTGCTTCAGCTTTAGTAACTACAACACCTTCAGTATCACTAGTAACAATAAACTCTTTACCTACACCCACTGGAAGAGTCACAGAGTTTCCATTAGAAATGGATAGTTCATTTCCTGTGAGTGTAAGTGTTTGTTTATCACTATCTTCTTTAGATTCAAGGGCTGTGACTCTAGCAGTTAAAGCACTGTCATCATACACAGTATCCTTGTCTTCTTTTGCTTCTAAAGCTTTAACTCTTTCTTTGAGAGCAGTATCATCATATAAAGTGTCATTATCTGTTTTGTTCTCTAGTGCTGTTAATCTATCAAGCACAGGTTGGAGATCAACAGATTGACCTCCTCCTGTGTTACCAGATTTAAAACACTCAGGGTCAAATTTGATCCTTATTGCCATTTGTTACCTCTTCTCAATAGTTACTTTCATAGGGAATGGTACATAAGACTTATTAAGAAGCTTATACTTAGTATTCTCTTCCTCAGTGAATAACTGTCTATCCTGATATTCCTTATAGAGCTTAATTAAGTTCATAATATAAGTGGCTTCTTTCTCATCACAATTTCTCTCAGCCATGACTGACTTAACATTATGTGTAGCTAAGTACTCAGTAGGATTAGTTGTGATTGAATCGACATCAAAGTAGTAGAATAACTGTGCATAATCAGTAGCATGAGGATGATAATCAGTATCAAAAGTGAAGTAATCATTGATAGTGAAAGTCAATTTATATACAGTCTTCTTATCAGAATATTCACCTCTAAGAGAATAAATATTAGAACCATCTCCAAAAGTAGGTATTCTAAATTTATTTCTGTTAAAAGCATTAGTCTCAGTACTATCAAACTTAATTGGAAGTGTTGTAGTATTGATCTCTAAGTTTCCATTAGGTAACTTAGTTACTTGAAGAGTCTTTTCATCAGGCTTCTTAGCCACAAATTTGAAGGTATTCTCTAGCCAATATGAGATATATGGTGTAATAACCTTCCACCCTGCATCATTTGGGTGTAGGAACTCTTCATCTCTGATATTACCTTGTTTGAAATATTTTTCTAAGTAGGTATTATCAGATGCTGGGTGCTCAGCTACCTGAAGTGGATCAATATCTGTAAGTTTGAGTACAGGAATTGATCTATTATATTCTGTTTCAACCTCTTTAACCACAGAAATGATGCCATCTCTTAATTGATTAAGTGTATAACCACCAGCACCTACTTTGTCTCCTACTGTCTTAAGATAAGGCATAGGTGTGATTACGCCAAAAGGTCTATCACCAGCCATCATTGAAGCCTTACTTAACATTCTCTTAACTGTTTTAAGTACAGTTTCAAGTGGGAGATTATACCCTGATACATTACCAAAGTCATTGATACCAAGTGCAATCACAAAGGCATCAGCAGAGTCAATATCAGCCCCCATAAAGTTCTCATCCTTAGTTGAGTAACCATATCCTGAAGAACCATGATTAATAGCCTCAATACCTTTATCTTGCTTAAGTGACTCTACATAACCTCTAGAGGTACGATAATTGACTTCTGTTAAGCTATCACCTACAAAGAGGATCTTCTTACCATTGAGTACACTGATAGGTGTCTTATAAGCTTCTAGGATTCTATTCTCAGGAAGCTTAACCATTTTATCCTCAGTAAGTTCTCTTGTGTTACCATCAGGTAGTGTCACAGAATTGCCATTTGTGATGGATAACTTTTTACCTTCTAGTTGAAGCTCTTGTTCATCCTTATCAGACTTAGCTTCTAGTGCTGTAACCTTATTTCTAAGCTCAGTATCATCATAGATGGTGTCTTTGTCCACCTTGGACTCTAAAGCCTTGATACGAGTCTCAGAGTCAGTCTTAATAGCACTTACTTCATGGAGCACATTAGCTACTGAGCTACCTAAGTCATTGAGTTCTCCCCTAATTTCAGTATCGTCATAAGCTGTACTAGAAGGTTTATTCTCTAAAGCAGTTACTCTAGCAGTTAAAGCACTGTCATCATACACAGTATCCTTGTCTACCTTATTCTCTAAGTTTGTTACTCTTTCAGTGAGAGAGCTGTCATCATAAACTGTGTCTTTATCAGGTTTAGCTTCTAAAGCTTCTACTCTAGATCTAAGATTAGAGTCATCATAACCCACAGTCAATGTATCCTTATCATCAAACTCTACTTCACTAGAAGTTCCATCAACTCTAATGTATTTTAGTTTGATTTTATTACCATCCCTTGACACAGTAACATTATTTACAAAGTTGTCAGTTCTATTTTCTAGCTTCTTAAGCCTCTCAAGAATAGCAGTGTCATCATAGGATGTACCACTACCTCCTCCTGAACCTTTAAAGCAACTAGCATCAATTACTACTTTTACCATTCGCCTTTTCCTCTTCTACATGTCTTCTCATCTTCTCATTAAGTCCATGAATGTAATGGTTTCCGCCAAGGTCATTAAAGTATTCCTTCACAAGAGGTTCAGTCATATCCCACTTCTCTTGCCAAGTAAACTCAGTAGAGTTGTAGATATTAAGGTACTCAGAACGTAAACTTGAACGCTTAGCACCTTTAGAAAGCTCTACAAGCTGGTTTCTCTTGTGGTTCATCCATGCTACCCCACAACCACAAGCTGTGGTCACAAAGAGTGTTATTCCTGAGATCACAGCTTGGTTTTCTAAGAGTTTTACAATTAATCTATCCATTAGGTTCTCCTATATAATATCCCATTGAGTATTAGTATAAGGAAGATACCCTGAAACTTCAGTAGACTTGCCTTCTTTTGTTGCAACTAATTTAATATAATGTTTATACTCATTGCTATTATCAGTAGAAGCCTTTGGTTCTTTCTCAGGATCAGTTAATGTATAATCAATCACATAATCATTGTGTTTGTCTTTAAACCTACTAATCTCATCCTTAAGAGATTGTAGACCTGATAATTTATCATACACATCACCTACTTGGGAAGTATTAAGATTACCTAGGTTTAATGAAGTTAGTAATTTCTCCATATCTCTTCTGATAGTATCATCTGAAGTAACCTCAGAACCTGTATTAGATGAGGACTCACTCTCACTTACTGAAGTACTTTCACTTGTTGTAACACTTCCAGTTACTGATTCTGAAGTAGATGTACTTTCACTATTAGAAGTGGACTCACTTGTGCTAGTTGATTCACTTTTAGACTCTGATGTTGAATTAGATGCACTAGTTGATGTACTTGTAGAGTTAGATTGAGAAACTGAATTTGAAGCACTTTGTGACTCAGAAGGTTTCTCTACCTTTTTACCTCCACAATTAATCTCAATATCAAGCTCATCACACTTGGACTCTAGCATTTCACAAGTTGCTTTAGGGATAGGTTTAAATCCCTCATAAGTTGGATAGATAACTCCACAGAGCTTATCTTCTTCAGCTAATTTATAAGCCATATTTTCTCCTATCTTACATAAACATCAATGGATGTTTTCTCATTAGTTAAGTAGGCTTTACCCTTAAAACCAAAAGGAGTGTCATAAAGTCTACCCTTAACATCACCCCAAGATGAAGGCACAGAAAGGATAATATGACCATCTTGGTCTGAAAGGAAGCCATAAGCATTATAGCTCTTATTCACATTTACACTTGTAGGGAAGTTGTTACCTGAGGAATAAGTCCATTCATAACCACTATATTCTACCCTACCTAGTGATATAAATTGAGCCAAAGTGTAGATCTGTTGAGTTCCTGACTGATCTAGTCCATCACTAGTCTTATCTGAGAACTTATCATAGCCATTAGCCTTTTCAACTTCTTTCTTACCTGGCTCTTTGTCTTGCTTAGAGTACTCAGTCTTTTCTTTTACAGCAGATTTAGGTAGGTAGCCTACAGTACCATTGTACTTATCATAGATAAGCCATTCACCATCAATCTTACCTGTGACCTTATTACACTTGTAGAAGGTGTCAAGCACAGTATTGTCACCATTACCTTTAATGCCCTCTACTTTATCTACTACAATCTCATAGAAAGTTCTTTGTACTCCGCCACTCTTCTTAGGTTTACCTGCATCAGCACTAGTACCACTAGACCCATCAGGAGTATAGTTATCCTGACCTCTGATTCTCACAATTCTAAGAATAGTTGCTCCATATCCTGTGATCGTTCTTGTATGCTCAATTACATGAGTGATACCATTGAAGTTTTGCTCAATAACTCTAGCATTATTGACTCCACCTCCACCATACACAAGAGTGTGTCCATAGGGAGTGCTTGGTTCATTGGTAGAAATGATATCACCCACTTTAAGTTGGGATTCATTTGAGTAAGGTATAACATCAGCAAAGCTACTGACATCATTACCTATACCAATCTGATTGCCATTACCTAGTAAAGACCCTCCAAATTGTTGAGCTACCCAATTCACAATGTCTACACACTGGTAGGGTTGACTAGGAGGAAAGCCATCAACATCAATGGATTGACCTACCACACGCTGTGCAACTTGGTAAGCATTTGTCATATCAATTATACCTCAATCTTATCTCTCAGTAAACTTGAGCACAACCCTGTTATGTAAGAGAAGTCGTAGCTAAACTCCTCATTATCTAAGGTGATAATGTTGTCTTTTTTCCTACAAAAGATGGAGTATTTTTCCAGTGTAAGCTCTAGATAATCACTATCCATCCACTCCTTAGCTCCTCCATAGTCATGGTTCTTATAAACCTGTCTAAAGAAGTATTCCACAGCAGATTCCACAAGGATTCTATTTCTCATACGTTTCACAAGAAACTTTTTACTCTCCATAGTACTCCATCTCTCTTTCAATCTCTTTTAGGGCATACTCAACCCTCTGAATATCACTTTTAAGGATCTCATTTTGGATCACACTTTGGTAATCAGTAGGGTGAGATGCTAAGTGCTCTTCAAGTTTAAACTGTTTAGCTTCCATGCTGTGTAGCTGGTTAAGTTTATTCTTGTATCTATTATATAGCCTTGATACTATAATGTTCATTAGTTCTCCTAGTTGATGTGACTAAACTTAAGGAAGTTTCTTAGTGTAATCTGTGCTTCACCTAGTGCATACACAGTGAAAATCTTCTCACCAGCACTGAATAAGGCACTTCTCTGAGCATCATTTAGATACCATGCAGAATACATTAAGTCATAACCTTCCATTGGGTTACTATTAGGGAAGATACCTTCTCCACTAGCATCATCACCAATCCAGTTACACCCCCACTGTCTTCTGAAGATCTCAGTAAGCTCAATCTCAGAAAGCTCTCCTGTAGCCTCATTCTTAGCACTTACAACTAAGTGGACATCTGATAGAGGAGTTACTTTCTTACCATCACACTGTGACACATCCATCTTAATAATGAACTTTAAGAACCATCTTTGGAATCTATCTAAGTCACTTGGCACAAGGACTCTAAACTGAGCAGATCCTTTAGTTCTATCAATCACAACAGTGTCACTTGGAGACTCATTCTTTTCCTTAGGTGATTCATCTTTACTTTCAAGGGCTTTCTTGACTACTTCAAAGTACTTGTTAGCTCCATCAATACGCTCTTGAAGGGCATTACCTGGAACACCACCCCAGTCAGCAAGGAAACGAGTAGTAAGCTGTGCAATATCTCCATCACTAGAAGCAACTTCTTTTACCACATTCTTAAGTGTCTCTTCACTCATCATAAAGGCTACTTGTGTATTGAAAGTAAAGATGCTACTGTTTCTAGCTCTAGCAAACTCATAAAGAGCCTTAGACCTCGGACCTGTCCACTGACCTAATCCTAAACCAATCCAGTGTTTACCACCTACATTATACCCAGGTTCATTAAGTGGGTCTTTATAGAGTGATGCAAAAGCTTGCCATGATCCCATAAGATTTTCTGCTGTAGGTTCTTGTGCTACTTTGTCATATTGCTTGCCTGTAGCATAGTCAGCCTCATATCTTCTAGCTGTTACATTAGACTCTCTCACAAAGTAACCAATAATAGCAGATACACCTTGTGCCTTAGCCTCAGGAATCTCTTTCTTGATAGCTCTAGCAAAGGTTTTTACTCTTGTTTCAATATCATCACTCTCAGATCCTTCAATACTATCATCTGAGTAAGGAGCACAGGAAGAAGCAGTAGAAAGGGAATCTACATAGTCAAGAGCATAGAGGTCAGTTACCCCTCCTCTACGCTGTTTAGACTGTTGAATTACCCTAGATTTAGTTCTACTAACAGTATTTACTAATTTATTTAGATAATCTGCCATTTCTCCTCCTACTGATTCACAATGATGTCTCTATCACTGTATAGATATTTAGACAGCTCTAGTTGCTGTAAGTGGTTACTTCCTACTTGGTAAAGGTCAGTGATCTTGGTCACAAAGAACCAGTTGCTCTCCTTCAATACCTTCTCATAGTACTTAGAACAAGCTGTGAGCTCCCAAACTCCTGCATTAAGGGTAAACAATACCCTATCTCCTGCCTGTACTGTATGCTTCTTCAGAGGCTCTACAGTCATTGTATAGACTATCTTTCTACGAGAGTTCTTAAGTCTTCTAATAGCTGTTCTATAGAGCTGTTCTGTGGCTCTAAGTCTATCAGCATCTGTGATCTCTTTATTATCTTCTGCGATTGACTGAGTGTCATTATCAGTAACTGTTCCCCAATAAAGCTCTCCTGCTTCTAGAGCAATACCTTCTTCATCAAGGATAGCAAACTCATCACCAATAATCTCAGGAGCAAACACAGGAAGTTGTGGATAGTCATAAGACCGCTGTGAGTTTACCTTGTTACCTGTCTTTATCACAGGGAATCCTTCAAGCATGAACTTAGGATTATAAAAGATATCTCTAAGTGTCAATGAACTAGCTCCTGAGTCTGACTTATCTGACATAGCTACAGCAATGTTTATAGTATCCTCATAGTTCTCTGAGATGTTATCTAAAGACACAAGGTAGTTGTATTCATTGATGAGAACATCTCTCTTAATACCAAAGATACCAAACTCAATCAGGTAAGGATCATAGCGATTTACTCTCCAATAGAGGGAAGTAGTCTTTTCACACACTTTGGTAAGGAACTCTAGGAATGATTCTCTAGAAAACTCATACTCAATCAAGTTCTTTTCAGCATAGTCATCTACATACTTAATCTTGAACTCATTGAGCAGGTCATCCTTGTGCTGTTCATTAGACCAGTAGCCCATAGCCTGCTCTACAGCAGATACTACTGATCTAGCTTTCACAGTAACATTAGTAGGAAGGGTTCTCTTACCAAGCCTACCAATTACATGTGAAGTCTGAACAGTTACTGTGCTATTTTGATAATCACTAGACTTATCTCCTACATAGCCCTCATACTTCCAGTCCTCTGTTTGGACTACAATGTGTGTATTACCACTGAGTAGCTTGGAATATTTTAAGGGTAAGGTCAAGGTGATAGCAGGCACTTCCATTAAGGCAAACTGTACTTGAATATCATTAAGGAAGTCATCCTTAGGAATAATTACTGACTTCCTTCCTGAAGCCTCACTATTAATAATATAACCAATCATACTGTTACACTCTCATAATCTATATAAATACAAGCTGTATCGCTCTCTACTCCACTGACTGACACAGTGTTGAGTCCTTTCTTGATGTATGGTAACTCAGCACATAGTTTAAGCACAGAAAGTGAAATATCCTGATAGTTGAACTCTAGACATTCCCAAGATTTAGCATACTTAAGCTCACCTTTGTAGTTAGCTGTAAGCACTCCTGAGTACTCACCTTTAATCTTGAAGTCAATATCATTGATCCTCACAATAGGGTCTTTGAAGTCTCCTTCAATAGCAATACTCCACTTGTGACTATCTAGTACTGTAGTAGATAGAAACTCTCCTGTGAGAACTTCATTTACACAAGTGTCACAGATAGCATGCTTGTACATACATTGTAAGCCTTTACCATCTTTCTTACACTTAGAGCAGTTGTAGACTACTCTCCATCTAGAGTTACATTCTTCAAAGAAGTCATTCATGAACTCTACATTTGTCTGTGCTGTACATAGATCAATCATACCATCCATCTCACAGCAGTCACTTTCACAACACTCACAGTAGTTGTTACAGTTAGGTAGTCCATTACAGCAGTGTCTTGACTTACCTAAGCAACTAGCCTTCATATCAAGGAAGTCACAGTTGTCATAAGGCTCTAGGAATGTCTTATCATCATCTGCCTTATACCATACACCATCTGGATTATCAAACTCTACTTTAAACACAAGGTAGTCATCATCTGTAAGTACCCACTGTTTGTTATTCTGAATACTTGTGACATAAGCATTACACCACACAAGCTGTAGACCTGTTTGTACAGCCCATAGCTTACCTGGTGTCATTAATTGCTCCATGATGAAGTCATAGTGAGCTTGTACATGCTCTTCTGACCAATCATGTGTCTTAAGTGCTATCTGTAATGAGATTGTGTTAGAGTCCACAAGAGACATCTTACTAGTGTTACCAACATAAGACCCATTAGTAAAAGTGCGTGAGGTTTTATTCTCACGCAAACTAATACTTTCTGTCTGCTCATCAATAGATTTTCTACCAAGGAACACAAGGTCATTAAATTGGATGTAGCGTTTAGGTTGGGTGAAGTTTTCATCACATCTAAACATTAAACATACCTCATCAATCTGTCAATTCCAAACAACCCATTTAGATACTGAGACTTATTGTCAATATTTTGACTGATCTTAGCATTATTTGTGTTGTATACATTATTAATTATAGTCTGTCCTGAGTTACTTTGCAAGGCTTTATTGCCATATTTGTTGAGATTATTTAGGAAGTTTAGTCCTAGACTTTCAACAGCTTTCTTTCTCAGTACATACTCACCAGGAGTAAGCATAGTAGGCACAGTATCAGTTCCTCTTGGAGTCCAATCAACACCAATGATATCACCATCAGAGTGATACTCAGGGATGATACCTCCAAACTGTTTACGTTTGCCTTTCTTCTTACCTTTGCCTCCTCCACCACTAACTGATTTAGGAGTAGAGTTGAAAATGCTAGTGACAGCGTTAGCAACACTGTTCACAAGAGAGTTCAAGGCTTCTTCAATCTTGCTGGCTTCTTCTGAGATCTTAGAGGTGTCAACATCCTTAGGATCATTGCCTTTAACTTTGTCCTTAGCCTCTTTGATCTTTCCTGTGGTCTTGTCAACCTTAGTCTTAAGCTCTTCCACAAGAGCTTGTCCTTCAGGAGTAAGTTTAGATACATCTACAAGGTCAATAGGGATTCCTTTAAGGAGTTCATTAGCTTTTTCTAGCTTGATCTGTCCTTTAGATTTCAACTCACCTACAACATTGTAGAAGTTATTAGCAGAAAGCTTGAGTGAGCTAAGGTCTTCTTCACTAAGAGCTCCTTTATCATCAGCTACCTCTTGGATAGCCTTTTCAATGGTCTCACCATCCTTAAGTACTTTGTCAATTACTTTTTGTCTAAGTTTTTGGTCAATAATACCTATTTTCTCTAGGATAGTATTAAACTCTTTAGTGTCAGCCTTATAAGTAGAGTTATCAGTCAACCCAGAACCAGTTAGCATCTTAAGCTCTTGAATAAGATCATCAACATTCTTACCTGCAACTTCATTGATTTTCTCTTTTGTAGCTTTTGATGCCTGTTGAAGTTTATACTGAATAATTTTGGAGTCAGCATCATCTAGTGCTTTACCAGCAGTAGAAAGACTAATAAGATCTTCAGTGTTAAAGTTTTCACTTTTCTTGACTATGCCATCTAAAAGATCTTTCCAAACTTTATTCTTAGTACTATCAACTACTTTTCTAAGTTCATCTGTTGCTGTAGCATGGACTTCATCATTACTCTTAGAATTTGCTGTAGCAGACTCCTGAAGTGTTCTAGCCCATCTATAGAGATCTTCCTTGGAAGCATTAATGACCTTTTCCTCACTAGCTCCCATGTCCATTAAGACTTTTTGCACAGCGGAGTCTTGGTCTTCCTTATTACTGAAGTTCCCTCCTTTAAGTGCATAGTCTAATTGCTCTTTAACTTCAGCAATCTTCTTGAATGGAATTTCAGGAATCTTCTGAGTAGCAATTCCAAGAGCATTAAAGGCATCTGTGAAGTTCTTGGATGAATCTTCTTGTCTCTTGTACTCAGTATCAGATAGGGTCTTGATAACTTCTACAGTACCATCTGTGGTATTCTTAAGCTCAACATATCTTTGACCATACTGTGCATATAAAGCCTGTAGTGACTTCATAAGCTCAAGGTCAGTTACACCAAGCTCTTCTTTCCATTGTGCCCAAGTCTTCTCTTCACCTCCAATATTGACACTGTACTTGTCAACATCTTTAGGAAGGTACTCAGTAGCAAGTCCAAGGTTAGCTCCACCTTTACTTAAGTCTCCATTGAACTTACCTGCATTACCTGACACAAGAGCTAGGGCATTAGAGATATCAGATTGCACAGAAGAGTCATTAGTGACTGACTTGTAGAAGTTTCTCATCAGATCACCATACTGTTTAGCTTCTTGTTTGAGAGCATCAACTTTGGCACTTCTAATAGCCTTATTCTGCTCTTCTTTTTGTTTCTCAGCTTCAGCTTCTAACTTAGCTTGTTCCTTCTTAGCTTGGTTTTCAGCATCATTTGTGAACATACCTTGGATAAGTCCTACAAAACCACCAATACCAGCACCAAGAGCTGTTCCAATAGGAGTGAACATAGACCCAATCCCAGCACCAGCTAAAGCTCCTGATGCAGTACTTGTAATCACAGTAGAGGCTTGTTTCATACCTGTAGAAACTTTACTACTTTGTACAGCATTGTTGATACCATCTAAGGCTATTCCACCAAACATTGTACCAAAGGCAAGACCAGCTCCTTTAAGTGATTGACCTAAATTACCAGCCTTATCAAAACCTGCTCCAATAGCCTGTCTGAATGTTCCACCATTGGCTCTAACATTCTTATAAGCTTGAGCAGAGTCCTTAAACACTTTACTAAGCTTAAGTTGCTCTTTAGTGTTATTTCTAGCTTGTAAGGCTAAACCTGCATAGTAGCTTCCCATTTCAGGGTCATCAGCAAGGAAAGCTCTTTGACTCTTCTTAGAGTAGTACTTATCAGCTCTCTTGTTAAGGAAGCCTGAAATTAAACCACCACCAGTAAGAAGGCTTTGACCTCCTGTAAGTCCACCAGCTACTCCTTGCTTAACCTTTCCTGGAAGAGCAAAGTTGCTTAGTTGACCCAAGCTATTAACAGTTGTACCAATGAATGACACAATGTTAGACACAAGAGAAGTGGCTTTTCCAATAAGTGCCCCAATGATAAGGTACTTACCTACATGACCAAGTACTTCAGCAACCTTAGCAAACATCTCTACCATTACAGTAAGAGTGTTTAGGATCTTTTCAAAGCCTTTTTGTAAGTTTCCTCCACCAAATGACTTAATAACATTCTCAATAGCTGTTACTACAGCTTTAACGAAGTTTGATAGTGCTTTAAAGAATCTTACACCTGTGTCAGATGTAAGGGCATTAAGAGCACTAGAAGTTATTCTAGCAAGCACAGGAGCTAAGTAATCAAGTAAGTCTTTTACAACATTACCTAAGTTCTTAAGTCCATTTCTAAAGCCATCATTATCAATTCCTTGTCTTGTGAGTTTCACAAAGTTTGAGAAGAAGTCAAACACAGAAGAGATTAACTTGGATGCTACTTCAATTATAGGTGTTTTCTTGACTAGAAAATCTAATGATTTAACTAGCTCTTCTGCAAAACCTCTAATAGATGTAACTACTGTAGTTGCGTAGGATCTATACTTACCATCACCTGTCAGTGTTTTTAATACATCTGACATACCCTTAAGGAACTCAGCTAGTCCTTTTACAGCACCACTGTCAACAGCAAGGGTTTGTAGATTAGTGATAACCTCAATGGTATTAGTGATAGCATCTAGGATACCCCCACTGATTAATGATCTACCAATATCAATCCAAGAGGTAAGATATTTGATATAAGCATTACCAGCTTCACCTACAAAACGACCAATAGCACTTCCTGACTCATTGAAAAAGTTTATCACAGATTGCATCAATCCTTGGAAGTTCTTCATGACATTTGTATCTAGGTTAGATGCAAAGTCCTTACCAAACTTCTCCATTGATTTAATCAGTGAGTCACCAAACATAAGGGTAATAGCTCTTGAGAACTTATTGATATTCTCAATGCCTGTACCAATAGCATTACCTAGTGATCTTACATAGCCTTCAAATTTAGCACTACCTACAAGCTCTGTGATGTTCTTAATGAAGTCTCTAGTAGCCACATACACCTTGTTAAGTGCACCTGGGGTAGTATTACCATCTTCATCCACTTTGTCAAACACAAGGAGGTTCGAGAGTGTTTCCTTCAAGTTTTCAATAGCTTGTTTAGGAGTAAGGATAGATGTCACAAGGCTTTGGAACTTAGGACTGTTACCTACTTCCTTGATGACATCTAGGTATTCATCAGCAGTGATACCCTTCTTCTGAGTAGCTTCAATGATAGACTTGTAGCCTTTAGCCTGAGCAAGCTCTAGAAGCCGTTTATTTACTTCAGATGCACCAAGAGCAGAGAATCTTTCTCTAGTGAACTTGAAGTCTTGTTGGTTAAGATAACCATTAGCAAGCATTTGAGCTGTTTGCTCTCCTGCTGTCTTAAGACCCTGTACAGGGTTTTGAGTTTGTGCAATAAGCCCAGCAAAGGCTTTTACAATATCCTCAGAGTCTTTACGGTTATAAGCATAGTAAGTTGATGCTTGATTGAGCAAGTCAGAAGCATCATACACAGAAGCTTTACCATAATCTCCTAGTCTCTTGAGAGACTTGTTTACATCCTTCTCATTAAAGCCTAGAGATGACATGTTGACCCTATAGATCTGCATAGCATCCCCTACTTTTTGTGACTCAGACACCATTCCAGCAACACCTTGTCTCAAGGTAGTAACAGCAGATGAAATGATGCCCTGGAAGCCACTAGTGAGCTTTCCATTAACTAATGATGTAAATGACTTCTGTACATTTAAAAGCTCAGAAGAGACTGATCTGAGACCACTGAGCATTGTTTTAGCAGGATTGATAGCTCCTAGCTTAATCATGTTTGATGTCAGACTAGTAAGTGCTCTATCAGCTATAGACATAGCAGATCCTACGTTTTTCCAAGACTCAGCTAAGTTAGTGACCTCTACTGCTTGACTTTTTACCTTGCTACTTCCACCAACACTAGATCCTGATGCTTTGCTCACAAGGGCATTGACATTATTGATCTGTCTTTGGATATCAGAAGTATCAATATTGAGCTTTAAATTAATAGAGGGCAGGTTATTAGACCTGCCCATCTTCTTAATCATACGTTCAATATCAAGCACAGTCGCTTTCATGTTATTCAATAATTTTGTCTTAGCCTCAATATCGTTAAGACCATTAATTGTAACACTTATAGTACGTACTGACATTAAAACTCTCCTACTTAAGCTACATCCTCAATGTTTCTACGGATTTCATAGAAGTTACCATTTTCATCACGACTTACAGTGAATGTCAATGACAAAGTGATTTCTCCATCTGTACCGAACTCTCTTGAGTTTTCTGTGATAAGAACATTGTTGAATACATAGTATTCTCTAATTCCTCTTGTATTTTCAACCATTTGAGTAACACGGAAGTGAGTGTTACGAAGACGTTTGTCATTAGCTACGATAAGCTCAACATCACGCTCAGCATTGTAAGTCACAAGAAGTTTTTCACCAATGTACATTGGGTTCACAAGAACTGTACCACGACTCAATCCATGATGTGTTTGAGTAAGAGCAATAAACTCATCATCCTCAAGACCTACACCAGCAGAGATTGGCATTGATGAAAGGTAAGTACAGTCACAGCGGTCAGAAGAGATAATGATTGTATTACAATCTTCATAGTAAAGGTCAGGGATAACAAGTGATCCATATTCTTTACCATCTACTTCAAGTCGTTCTACTGTGAAGCTGTCTGTCACAGGGATACCACTTGTAAGTTTCTTAGACATAGATTGAAGTGGGTTCAACCAGTAGTCATTACAAGAAGTTGTAGTAGCTGTGATTTCTTTAGTGATCTCAATTTGTGATTTGTCATATTGACGTCCAAAACATCTAGCATCTGTAGTAGGTACTGAAATGTTGTGTGTGAATGAAGTCAAACATGAAAGCAACACATTAGAGAATTTACGCAACTCAGCACGATCATTAACGATCATTGGAGATGAAAGACCAATTTGACCATCAAAGTCATCTGTACCTGTGTAAGTAACTTCATAAGAGATTACTACACCGTGGTCAGAAGGTTTCCATCCTGTACCTGTTTGAGTCATTGCTTTTGTATCAGCAAGGTCAATGGTACGGAGTACGAATCCAGGTGCATGAGTTTCAAAGTTGTATGTGTACACGTATGAGTTAGCTTGAGCAAGATCTGTAAAGTCTGCTACAGCTACTTTAAGTTGGTAAGTACCAGCTTTAGGAACGTTTACATATACCATGTTGAAACCAAGTGCATAGTCATCAGCATCTGAGCGTACTTGGTAGTTCACCTTGATAGCTTTTTCAGCAGATTTTACATAAAGTGTACCTGTGTTGAAGCATTTCAAAGGTGTACAGTTGAGTTGGTCTTCAGGCACATCCTTACGTACATATTGTACTAAAGTACCCTTAGGAATTTGTACTTGTTTGTTAGCTTTCCAGCGAACACAAGGACGGATTTCCTCATTGATAGCGACAATAATTTTATTGTCTTTATCTTGGGTATTGTAACCGTACATAGGATGAGACATATCTACAAAACAGTTAGACATTTATTTCTCCTTTTTCTTGTTATCAGCTTGCACTGAAGGTTTTGGTTTATTAGCTTCTTCAACCATGTGTTCACGGACACGTGCCATTGCTTGAAGCTCAAGACGGCTACCGTGACGGTTTGCAATCTCATTACGAGACATGAAGAACTCATCTACATTTAGTGGTTTTTCCACAGCCATGTTCTCTCTCCTTCTTAACATGTATATATTGATAAGGTAGCAGGGAATGAGAACATTTCAACCTCATCTACAAGCTCATTAGAGAAGTCTAATGGACATCCCACATCAAGCACTTTAGCATTGATAGGTAAGTACCAATTATCCAATGAAGCTACATCCTGAGCGAATGTCTTTCTCTGTATACCTTTAGGGGTTTTAACTTGATGAACCAACATATTTTTTATTTGACAGTGCACTTCTTCTCTATACTCAAGTTTACCCTCAGGAGTGTTCTCAATACATACCCTACCAGTAGGGGGAGACACAGATGAGTAATATACAGAGAATGTAACATAGAATCTAGGAAAGCACTTAGAAGAATTATCACAAGAAACATCTATTGCCAAGAATGGAAACTCAGCTCCTTGGTTAAGTTGGAAGTGCTCAGTAGTTCCTACGTGTTGGTTAAATTGCACATCAAAGTTATCATAACGTTTTCTAGGATCTAGCTCTTCAGGATGGTCAGGTTGAATGAAGTAGTCTAGAACACCAGCTCCATACATCTGAAGCCATTTCTTAATGTTTATGTATATTGCACTATTCATTTCTGTAGCCTCTTAGGAATCTTAACAGCCAATCTACTTTCAGCTCTTTCTCTATATGCAGTCACAGCAGACTTATCGCTCTGAGTTAGAATTGCTGTACCTGATCCCCGTCTACCTGAAGGGTGCTTAGCAGAGTACTGACCTACTCCACCTTTCACAAGTTCTCCCTCTCCTACATTTAGGAAACCTTCCATAAGGAAGTCAAATGGAGGATAATTAGGATAGCCTCTCTCAACATAAACTTTGGTATAGTATCTAACTTTACCTCGCTTAGTAGGAGGGAAGTCATTACGATCACTATACACTTCAAAGCCTTCACTGACTTTTCTTATCTTAACTGAGTTTACCATTCTACCTGTTTGTCTAGAAGCAATAGCCTTAGCTTCCAAAGTACCAGTAAGAACAAAGTCGGTAAACTCTTCCACAAACTCAGTACCTTTCCAGTCGTGAATATCAGTCGTGGTCACGAGTAATCACCCCCTGTAACTGTTTGATATAAGGGGCACACTCAAGTACTTTCTGTTCACTCTCACGTGGAGACAGTCTTTCACCTGTCATCTTTATATCCCAGCACCCAGGCATAATCTCATAAGTGCGACATGCTACTACCTTCCAAAACATATAACCAGCATCCTCAGGACATTCCCAATAGTTACACTTGGTAGATATTCTTTGCAGGATGTAGTACCCATGCTTAATATCAAAATCACAGGAATGGTGTTGGTTGTGTAGTGAAAAGTAGAAAGTCTCTAGTTGTCTAGATCCTTCAAGAGTGTGAGTTGTAGTAGCATCACTCTCAGAACCCCTAGATGTAGGCATGTGGTCTACACAATATAAATGCTCAACCTCTTCCCACAAGCACTTCATGACCTGCCTAGAGTTCTCATCATAAGTAGGTGTTGCTGTGCCTTGCCTTAACACAAGGATCTCTCTATTAGTTCTAGGTAGTGGCATCTACGACCTCCTAATCAAGATGATCTGAAGGAGGATAACCCTCACCTTCTCCTGGTTCTGTAGGTTGTTCCTCAGTTGGTTTAGGAGGTTCAGTTGGTGTAGGTTCTTCTGAAGGCTTAGGAGCTTCCTCTGTTACAGGAGGCTTTGGAGCTTCTTCTGTAGGTTTTGGCTCTTCAGGGATATGAAACTCAGTCTCTTCTACATTTCTTACATAGGTAGCTTCTGTGTTATCAGGTACTTCAGAGAAAGTATTTCTGATTACACCTTCCTTATCTGTGTATCTTAAGTTAGTTAGATACTTACCTAAGATGTCATCCACAGGATAGGTTTTACCTTGTTCAAAGATATAAAGCCTTCCACTGTAGTAAGTTCTATACACAGTTCTATAAGTTTCTACTCCACTAATTGAGCGACCAGTACCACACTTGGAACAGCCATAAGAGCGTTGCTCTCTAGCATACTCTCCATTGTATTTTACTAACATTCTTTTCTTCTCCCAATAGCTAAGTACATATTTTCTGTGTAAACTTTCTTACACAGGGATAGTGAACTAAGTGTCTTAAGCGCCCATGTGTTGATAAGCTTAACATAGATTGTATCTAGGCTTGTCTTATCCACAGTCCATTTACGAACAATGTAGTCTACTGATTTTTGCTCTAGGACAGCTCCTACAGCAAGTCTATCCATGTTAGCACACTCATCAAGTGTACCACATTTGTTTTGGTAGGCTACAAAGATGTTCATGAAGTGACACATTGCTTCAAAGATACAGTCAGGTAGACTGGCAGAAGTATAACCAGCTTCATAATCAAGAATAATCTTGTACTCAGTCTCACAGGAGCAAGGATCACAGCATCTGCAACATGGACTCAACTCTTCAGTTACATTGATTAGAATAGTTCCATCAACAAAAGACCAGTTGTACTTATCAGGAGTAATTTCATACTCCTCACGCTCAAGACCTTTTCTCTTGTGCATATATACCTTAAGTGTTGAAGGGTCAAAACCTTTAAAGTAGTAAGGCTTGATCTCAACCATTGCATCACATCCACAGATGTCAAAGTCTTTGACTTCAATCACTTCATGTCTTCTAGCTCTTAAGATAGTATCACATTCACCATCAGTCCAACAGAACAATCTAGCAAGTACACGGAGAAAACTCTCCATGTACCGTTGCATAGTTGCTCCATCATCACAGTCAAAACAGCCACACCTATCTTGAAGCTTCTGTGTAATCTTCATTAACTCCAATTCAGGTTGCATATCTTAACTCCTTATTTTGCAGGGATAGTAGCCATAGGGAATGGATTGAGACCAGTAAGAAGACCTTGGATACGCTCGAATACAACAGCAGGACAAGTTTGATCCAATGGGATGTTGGCAATCAACAAGTGAGAGATAGGTGAGTTAGTATGTACCAAACCGAAGTTTTCATACTTGTCACAGATCACTTCACATCCTGGTTTAGTTGTATCTTCTGTACGTTGAGTGTAGATAGAAGATTGTGGTACGAACAAGTCATATTGAGTCAAAGCTTCAACTCTAGATAAGTCAATCACATAAGCTTCACCAGTCATAGTCTTTTCAAGGTCATAAGGCAAGTGGTAAGATACACCGAATGGAATACCACGGAATGAGATAGACTCACCGTTTACAGACCATCCTTGAGGAAGTTTACCATCTTTACCAGGAACGATTTCAGATTTGATTCCACGAAGTGTAAGTGGGTGAACATAGATCTTGTAACGTGCAGATTGGTTGTTCAATACATCTAGGTAGCAAGCTACTTGACGGAAAGCACCAATGATAGATCCTGAAGCATCAATAGGAGTAACCCCTGGGTGAGACATCATTTCAGCCACACCTGCGAATGGACGAAGACCTTGACCTTGGAAGTTCAACATACCTTGAACGATATGACGTTGAACGATAAAGGCAAATGTGTACCAAGCCATGAATTGTTCAGCTTCTTCATAAGACATACCCAAACGTTGGAAGATATTAATAAGATCTCCTTGTTTGAAGTGCATTTTGTCTTTCATCAAGCGGTCAAGACGAGTTTCACAGTCTTTGAAACAGAGGTAACGTACAGGAGTAGCATCACCAGTTGCTTGCATAGTGAATTTCTCAGTGAAACAGCAGGCATCTGAAGTATCATTAGCAAAGTCAGGAGCTTTAGTACCCCAAGTGATACCTTCCATGATCCAGTCACCATTTTTAGCTTGGCGTAAAGCTCCAAAAGATGATTGTTCAAAACGTTTAAGGATATCGTTTACCAACTCATCATCCATACCAACTTCACGAAGTGAAGGTTGAGCTTTAGACCAGTCACGTGAGATACCGAAAGGAATCTTACCATCTTCATTAGTGAAGTTTTCTTTGTTAGCTAGTTGAGCTTTAGTACGCTCATACAAGTTATCAATAGCTTCACCAAGCAAAATATCAAAATTTACTTTAGTCAATTTATTGTCCTCCAAAACGAACACGTCCAAAACGGTTCTTAGGTTGTTCTTCTTCAACTACTTTAGAAGCTTTCTCAACCACAGGGTTTGCTTTTTCAAGCAACACAGCAAGTTTAGAAAGTTGTCCTTCTACAGCATCTTCATTGGCTTTCTTTTCTGCAATGATAGCATCTTTAGAAGCAATTTCAGCTTCAAGAGCTTCCACTTTAGCAGTCAATTTCTCAATAGCTTCAATAGCTTGTGCCAATGCTTGAGAGTCTTCTGATTTAGCCTCTTCTTCTTTAGGCTCTTCAGTAGCTTCCTCTACCTTTTCTTCAGCTTCTTCAGCTTTAGGCTCTTCTTCAACCACAGGAGCTTCTTCAAGGACTTCATCCTCTTTAACTTCCTCAGGTTCTACTTGAGCAGAAAGGTGAGCAAGTACTTTTTCAAGAATTTCTTTATTCTTCAAGTGTTCTTCCTCATTTCTTACTAGTAAGGATGGATCATATCCACCACTCTTAGCATTACCAGGATTCCCTACAAAAGAGAAACCAGTAATCTCTACCTTATCTGTGATAGGTACATCAATATCACCGCCATGTTCCACATTATAAGCAATAAGTTTTGCATATTCTTCAATATCATCATCCCCAATATCTTTGTGATACCATAGGAACTCAGATGAGATTGCAAAAGGCTCATCTTGAAGGATAATATCCTTAACGTTGCTTAGTTGTGTATTAACATGAGGTTTAACCAGTAGATCATATCTACCATTGTCATCCTGAACCAATTTAAGGTCACTCTTTCTGAAATAACCTTCTCTAACAGGATAACTATTGAGATCTCTGTGACCAGTTGATACATAACCTTCAAAAGTTTCATCAATGCTATCATACCAGTTCTTGAGTGTACCCTTACACAAGTAAAGTCTAATAGTACCATCCTGATAGAGCACAGAACCTTCAGATAACAAGGTCATGTAACCTTCACTGTTTTCAACCTTATTCACAGATAGGCACTCTTTTTCAGTGCTTTCTTGGGATAAGTTCAAGATGTTATCAAGGCTATCTTTTCTTTCAAGGTAGTCATTGATCTCATTCATGATCTTTCCTGCAATCTGTGTCTTGATGTGCATTATTCAATAACCTCAAACAAATTATATTTAAGTTTTCTTACTTTCTTACCACCACATGAGGCACAGTAGGCATACTCATACTCAACATTGTCTTGTTTGAGTCCTGCCTCAGTCTCAGGTGAATAAGGTAGCTGTTCTGTTTGCTCCTTTAGACTAGCCAAGAGAACTTCATCAGTAGTTTCATACCAACCTTCGCTCTCTTGGTTGTCACCAGGATAAAATTCAAAGAACTTTCGTGAGTTTTGGATAATACCTTTATCATTCAAGAAACTTACTCTAGCTACTAGGTCACGCTTCAGGAATCTTGATACTCTAAATTTACTCACTACTTGTCTACCTTCTTCTTTGTTTGTTTATTAGGCTTCTCAGCCTCCACAGCTTTAACAGTTGTGCCTTCAGTGATAGAAGAAATAACTTCAGACTCTCTACCAAACTGTATTGCACGTACTTCACGCAAGTACTCTTGGTATGTTTGTCCTACGGTTTTTACTTCTGTCATTATTTATCTCCTGCATAAGTGATAGGGAATCCATAACAGTCAACTTCAGTGTCTTTAAGTGGAACTTCTTCAAGCTCATAGTTAAATTCATACTTATCACCACAGCAATAAGTGAATGACTTGAACTTGTTTTCATCAACATCATAATATTGAATCTGTTCATGCCCTACAACTACTCGTCTTACTTGAGCCAAGATTGTTTCAGCAAGAGGTGACTTGAAAGTTTTAGTTTCCCCATCAACTTCAATCTTGAGGTTCATTTTAGGAACTTTAATAGTAGCCATTAAACGTGCTCCTTCCTTGCATAATTATATTCACATTATAACAAAAAGAGGTAGGGAGTCAACCCTACCACAACTAAATTAAAACTTGATGGTATCAATAACCTTGGCTGTACCATGCTCAAGCTTGTAATGGTTAATCAAATCCATGATAGCTTCCATCTCAAATGGGTCAAATGTAGCATCAAAGTCATTGATAAACTCATCTTCCTTGATATGGACAGTTCCACGGACTTCAGGCTTACCACCTTTACCTTTACCAATTACAAACCCTACAATGTAGTTTGCATAGATATGACCTGTAGATTGCTCCATAAGGGCACGTTGGTCAACCACAAAGGTATATACCTTTTCAGACTTACCATCACCTAAATCTTGGTCAACCACTTTCACACGGTTGTCAAAGGCAATTTCAACATTCACAGCGTATGATGTACGTGGAGTACGAAGCATATTACCTGATACCCCAATAGTAGGGATCTTTTGTGCTACGTTTTCTGTACCACCATTGATAAGAACCTCAGCATCAAGGTCAGTCAAGTCTGCATATTTACGTAGTGTGTACACAGGTTTTCCATTGCGTACATACTCAGGCATAATTTCTTTACGCTTAGTATCTAAGAATCCAAGTACATCACCAAGTACTTCAGTCATTTAATCTTCCTCCATGCCTGTACATATCCTTCAAGGAGTTTGTACTAGGCTTATCTTTGGCTTCAATAGCCTTCTGTTGCTTTTCAGGTGTTAGGAGTTCATACTCATAAGGTTCAGGAACTCCCCAATCAGTAACATACTTACCTTTAGACTCTTCATCCATATTAAGATAGTCATTGTAGCTACTAAAAGCTTTGTTATTGACCATCTTAGCATAATACACAGTCACATCAGGGTAGTACATCTGATCTGCTACATATTGGTAGTCCATTCTGTATTCTTTAACCACAGCAAGGACTTTTTCCTCTATGTCATCAAGGTTGATAGCTACCATGTCCTCATAAGCAAGTCCACGATAGTCATCCTTCTCTTTTATCTTTCCATTAACCCAAGCCCAGTTATATCGAATTAGATAACTAACCAGCTTGAAAAAATGAAGGGTTGTTCTCGATAATCTTTGTGCAAGTCTCAATCAATGAAGTATCAGTGATATATTGCATCAAGTGATCAGGAATACCAAGAACAGTACCTACTAGTTTCTCACAAGCATCAATTACATTATCATCAAAGACTTCATAGACTTTAAGCAGATCATCCACAGTGTAGATCTCTGAATCTCCATCTTCTTTGAAGTTTGTAAATGCTAGTGTGATTGTAGAAGCATAGTTACGAACTCTACGTGCAATTCTAGCAGTAATGAACTTCTGGTCTGCATTGATAAGTTGTTTATAAGCAGAACCTCCCATAACACGCTCAGCAGTTGCAGGTGTTTCACTTGTCACAGGAAGCCATAACTCCACTGTGTAGTTCTTAGGGTCTATAGATTGAACCTTAGTAGGATCACCATTCACAATGCTGGTTGTTGGTGTTTCAATAGCCACTGGTGCATCTGATTTAGTTGCATCAATAACTTTCTCCTGCATTTTAGCAAGTTCATCAATCGTCAAAATTTTGTCTGACATTATATACTCCTACACAATTAAGTTTTTAGCTAAATAAGCATCAGCCATTCGCTGGTCAACATTCTTCAAGCGTTCATACACATCAAGGATGTAAAGGTCATTGTTGTAGTTATAGCTATTAGTAAACTCATAACTATCAAACTTAATATGCTCTTTCAATCCTGTAGTATGTTGAAGCAAGTGTACAATCTGTCCAAGGAAGTGATCTCGCATTGGAATGATTGTGTTCTTCATAGCATTGTCAATGATGCTATAAGTACCAATATTTGATACTGTTTTATTCAAGTCGAACAGTCTAGCTGGTACTCCAAACATCTGACAGATAATAGCTGGAACATACTGTGATAAGTAGTCCAAGAAGTCAGTTGCTTTAGTATCACGCTCTAGCTGTTCTAGGTTTTGGAAGTTACCTGAGTACACAATAGCGTCATTGAACTCAGTCTCAGAAAGTTTCTCAGCAAAAGCGTTCATATCCTCAACAATCTTCTGAGTACGTTCTGCCTTAGCAGTTCTACCCATGTCAAGTAACTCTCCACTAGAGAAAGCAGAACCTTGCTCTACACTTTCCTCAATCTGCTCTTCCAAGGTGTCCTTAGCTTGTAAGGCAATAGTACCAATACCATTTCTTGAAATATCATAGTTCATACGGTTAAGGATATTCAGAATAAGCTCTACACGCTTTCTATCCTTAAGCAAAGGACTCATACAGAATACCTGTGATGTATCTAGTCTGACACAAGCGAACTCATCACTAGTAACTACCATTACATCATTCTTGTACTTTTCAGGGTCTTTGAGGATTTCTTTGATGTCATCCTCTGAGTAGTCAGTTGCTACTCTAGGGTTTCCTGTTTTCTGTACATAAGGAGTTCTGTAGTAGTCACCTTTCTTGATAAGGTAAGTCAAGTTTTGTCTTAACACAGGCATCTTAGGGTAGTCAATAACACAGGCTAGGATATCCTTAGGGTGAATCCCTACAAGACCTTCTTTTGTGGCAAGAATACCATAGTAACCATATTTTCTATATCCTTTAGCTACCTGCTTCAGTACATCATAGTTTCTCTGACCATTAAAGTTATGACCATAGAGGAATTTTCTCAACTCCTCATCCTTACTGAAGTCATCAGTAGTAAGTGAGTTGGTGAACATGTAATTAACAATGTTATCTAGGATGTAATCAACATCAGGAAGATCAAGAGCCAGTTGCTCAATCTCTTCTAGGTTTTCATTGATAGATGTTCCTCTGAACCCTGTACTTGAATAGATCAGTCTGTCCTTGTAGTCAGCAAGGAAGTGCCTATCCATTGCACATTGACCACCACAGTCATCTTTCTTACACTTTCCACAAGTCATTATGACCCTCCTAAGTAATAAAGCTCAGCCACATGGAGAGAAAGCAATACACTATCCAGTTCGTCAGGAGACTGTCTGAGTAGCTTCTTGATCTCTGCCTTAGGTCTGATCTTAACTTTTCTGTCCTCAGGTCTTTGAACCTCAGACACAAATGACATCTGCCTTGAAATAGCATCCCACACTTTTCTCACAAATGAAACCCTTTGTGCTTCCATCATACCTCTCAGCATTAGGTGCATTTCAGCCCTTCTGTTGAAAGCATATTCAGCACTAGGATCTTTACCAATGATCTTAATCTCAGTAGGTTTACCACCAAAGTTGATGTCATACACAGGGCATTTAAGCTGTCCTGACAACCTTCTCATCTTGAGAGGCTGTACAATATGTGCTCCACCACCAGCATCTATGCCGATAGCTTTCACATTGAGTTGATTGGCAATGGTCACAATCTTATTGACAATTTCAATAGCTGTGACACCATCAATCCACTCTTTAGGCTTAATGTCCATTGTATCAATAGCTGTGAAGTGATTAGACTTGTCCACAGAAGAGATAGTAACCTGAATAGAGTCCGCACCTTTATAGGCACTATCCACTCCAAGGAAGAACTCCAAGCCTTCTGCTTTCATGTCAAAATCATCAAGAATATCAGGTGAGGCATCAAAGAATGAAGATCTCTCAGTAGGGAACTCACACAGAAGGTTTTCTCGAATAGAATCTTCTGTAATTGTGAACTGAGATCTCATCAGCTCATCTTTGGTGTACCTGATGCTTCCCTCCTCCATTGCTGTAACCACATCCAGCCACATAACAAATTCATCATCAGCAAGGTCTTCATTGGTCATGAAGTCATAAAAACTATTCAATGACCGAGGGTTAGAGATTAGGTACATAATCAACTTACGACCATCATCTGACTCAAATTCTCTACGACCCATGTGACCAAGGGCAATAGGTGAGATGTCAGAAGCTTCATCCCCAAACATGTTTCCTCCACGACCAATAACGTGGATTTTAGATGGATCAGTGTAGTTACTACCTGCGGATAGACCCTCTAACTTTCCACCATTTCTAAATGTGAACCCTTCACTAGAGAATGATGATAAACCACGCTTTAGTCGCTTATCCACTGAGGTGACATCCTTTTCATCAAAGGACAACATAGCCTTCACATCAGGGTGAGCGTTCACTCGGATTTCCCTAGCATGCTGGATGATAATTCCTGAATACTCTTGTGTTGATCCTACAGCATAGCAGTTCTCACCTTCATAGGCAAAATGGTTTGACATAATGCCACAGAGGAAGGACTTACCATACCGAGGAGTAGCCACACAGTATCCTGTTTTGAAGTCTCCACTAAGGAACGCTCCAAATTGCACAGCTTGAGACCACCATAGCTCTAAGTTAAACTCAGATAATGCTGTGGTGAACCCAAGCTTGTAATATTCTAATTCTTTTTCTAAACCAAACCTCTCACGAATGGTATTTCGCTTAAAGTGCTTTGGTATTTTTCCCTTCACAGCATCTTTCAGTTGATCCTGTGGAGTTACTTGATCCAAAAGGATTGATAGCTTCTCCTTGTTGGATAAAACCTTACGCTTTTGAGTAAGTAACCCAACATCTGCATCTTGGATGTGCATAAACAGTATCTCCTCCTGTGTAATCAAGACTTTCTGAGATCTGAACTGAAGGAGCTACAGCCTGGAAGCTTTCATCCACAGGAATGGTCAAACCATCCATAGCCTTACAGATAGGGCATGTTCGCTTATCACCTACAGCGTTCCATGTTTTCATGAGCTGTTCACCTGTGATGTCTCCAAAGAGTTTAGCACTTTGCACAGAAGCTTTCTCAATTCCCATCTGTGTCTCACTTAAAGCAAGACGGTCAATGTTAGACCAATAGGACTTGTAGATGTCATCCTTGCTCTGAGTGTCTTTGTTTTCATTCACAAGCTTCTTAAGGTCTTTTACATGACCATCAAGAATCTCTCTCAGTCTTCCACGATTACTTCTCACAAAAGAAGAAGTATCAACACCATTTCTCAGGTTTATTAGATCCTGTGGATAGATATTGTACCCTAAGGCATCCAAGATGTAATCAATCTCATCTAGGAATGTCGAAGAGTACATATCCACAAGGTAGTCAATGACAGCATCTTCAGCAGTCAAATAATCACCATCATAGATCACTGAGGATGCAAATGTCTCTAATAAAACCAAAAGATCAGGATAATAGCTATCAAAAACCTTATTTCTAGGGTTCTTCTTAGTCATTCATATCTCCAAACAACTCATCAAGCTTAGCTTTAGTATAATTCTTAAGCTCCTCAACACCATCCTTGGTATCGTGGTTGACATTGACAGTAGTTTGAGTTGCTTTACCCTCAATACGGTCAGCCCACTCCTTACGCTCATAGTTATCTTCAAAACTAGCCATAATTTGAAGCATAGCATTTTTAGCCACAGGAGTTGCAGGAGGAATTGAGTTATAGACTTCAAAGCCTATCTTACTCACAAGAACTTCATCTACGTCTACTAGCCCCCAACGCATTTGATAAAGCTTTAGTGAGTCCTCATCCAAAAGACTGAGTTCTCGCATTGTTTCAGAGTAAAGTTTACCAGTTCTAGCCATACTAGCAAACCTCCAAAATTTGATATACACAGCGGAGGAATTGAACCTCGACTCGTCCTTCCCACAGTTTTATGAGACAGGTTTAGAAGACCTGTGTGGTTACGCTGTGCTAAATAGGGGTAGATACCCCATAGGAGACATGAATACCAATCATGACAAGCCCCTGACAGGATTTGAACCTGCGAAAAAATCATGAGGTTGCAACTCATTGCCTTAACCACTTGGCTACAAGGGCAGAGGGAGGTGAGAGGGAAAAATATCAACAAAAACCTCTCACCGTGGAACAAAACACCGCTCACAATGAGCAATCTATCCTAGCACACAGAAAGGAATAGGTGTGCCTGATAATTAGTATATCAGATTAGGGTTTCCTTGTCAACCCCTTTTTGGAAATAAATTCCTAAAAGTATTGCTTCAGCATCATCATCACATTCAACTTCATAGCCTAGCTCTTCACAAAGCTCAATAGCCTTAGCTTTTGCATCAGCTCTTTTACCGTTTAGCTTAAATCCTTTTCTCCACACAGTAGGCATTACAAACTTAACCTCTTGATCCTTAAGCTCTCTTAAAACCATTCCTTGCACCTGTGCTAATTTCACAAGGGTTGCCTGATTACTTAAAACTTTTAGCTCTTCAATTCCGACTAAATCAAATTTGCCATATTTCTCACAGAGTAATCTCACAAACTCTGCCATGTAGTTTCCTCTTGCAAGGAGGTCTTTGTCTGTGCTTTTAATCACACCATAATCAACTAAAACTTCATCTTCAAAAACTGCATATCCTGAACTTTTTGTGCTTAAATCTAAACTTAGAATTTTCATGCTAATAATCTTAGCACAAGAGTGAAATTCTGTCAATAACCCTTTTGTGTTTTATCTGTACATAAATGATTCACATAGATAATAATACTTACTTAACATTAATACTTAATGATTAATACTTAAGTACTTAAC